TCACGCCACGTCAGACCGGATGATCCGACCTTTGCTGTCACGCTGAAGATTCAGATGCGACATTGGGCGCCGTACTGGACGTGACATTTCTCTGACTTGCCACTCGTGAACTTTGGTTTTCAGCCATTTGTTGGATCCCCCCATGTATGAACAGTCTGGTTCAGGGAAAGGATTGCTGTCGCTCGGTCGCTTACGATAACGCTCCAGTGTTCTGGCGGAGATCCGCAACTGGCAGCAAATTTCGCGTGTGCTCATCAGATCGAAGTCTTCAATTTTTTCGCTCATCATCTCTCCAGTGGCCCCGACCGGGGCCGTTATTGATTATTCGTTATCAGTTAAACCGACCAGGCAGAGTTCTCAGGCGGCGCATGCCAGTCATAGCGGTTGCCACATAACTCTTATGACGGTTGACCACTTCTACCCAGATCTTCACGCCGTCCACGTTCACTGTGTATGTTTCCTTCCTGTCGCTGCGACCATAGTCACCGTATCGTTCAACATGCTTTGCCAGTGCTGCATCACATGCCCGGCGGCCCAATGGTGATTGTTTACTGCGATTGATAAGGCGCATAAACCCCCCTGTGAGGGAGGGTGTTACCCCTCCCTATTCAATTAGCCGATGTATTCCGGTTTCATGTCGTCAAGAGTTATGCGGTACTTATCGTGCAGTTCGTCGCCAAGATGCCGTTTCGCTGCGGAGAGTTTTTTCTCTACCACTTCAAAGCATGCTGCAGCGTCTGGTGTGCCAGGCTGTGGCAGACCGTTGATTGCTTCATCAAGCATGGCGCGATGCTTAACCAGGTGATAACGGCGGGTAGCTTTATTTTTCAACTCAGTGAACAGTGCCGTACCTAATGCAGGTTTTGCCGTATTGATATCGTTTCCCACAGCGGTTGCATCTTCCAGCGTCTCAGCCGAATCAATGCGCGCACGGAATTTCTCTGCCGTATCATCGATGTTTACATCAGCTTCCTGCGTACTGGTGGTCTGCAGGTTATCGGCATTAATATCCTGCATGGTGATGCTTTGGGTGCTCTGGTCGGGGTTGATAATCTTCTCTTCCCGCTCATCGAGTTCGTCTGGCGTATAGACGCCAAGAATGACGTCAGGGCAGAAAAGGCGAGCCCAGCGCTTCACTGCGAGGTAAGCAAGTTGCTGGCGCGGATCGTCAGCCCAGAGAGTGGAATTACGAACGCGTGCCTGAGCAAGCAACAGGTCGAGTTCTCGCGGTTGATCCTCACCTTTCAGGCGCGCTTTGATAATGATGCCGATACCTTCTTCATCAGCCATTGTCCAACCCGGTACGCGATATTCGCCTTTTTCACCTTTTCTGATGTTGAACTTGCCGATGACCTTTTCCCATGGGCCATACCATTCATATTCAAAACGGCTTGCCAGTACGCCACTGCGGGAAATAACTGCGTTAACCAGTTGTGCTTCGTAACCCAGAACGCCATTGATCAGGTGCGTTTTCTGCGCCACAGCGAAAGGATTCATCTGCCATTGTGCGGCCTGCATAGCTACTGCCATGCAATCTGCTGCATTGCCCTGCAGATGGCGAGGAACCGTTGCAGCACCCTGGGACATCATCTGAGCGAATGCACTGATAGCGTTCAGATACTGCGAGTCAAACAAAGCAATATTTGAGTTAACTACTGCATTCTGATCGGCAACAGTTATGTTTTTGTTTTCCATAGTTTCCCCCTTAAGCCATTTCACGAAGCGCATCGAGACGGCGCAGGTCGTAATCGTTCAGTTCGTCGGTGTAGTCTTCAGTTATCGGTGCTGGCCATTCGCCTGTGTCCATGGCGTTCGCGATGGAACGAATCGTCTGGCGATACTCAAGCTTTCCGAGTTCCAGCAGTGATTCCGAAGCCCACACAACAGCCACCCAGTGATAACCCTCGTCTTTGTTCACGAAGATCCACGCGAATTTGTCCAGGTCGGCAACGTTGCAGTACATACCGGCGCTGAGGTGGTAATCGCGCATGGTTATTTCGCGGTGAAGCCGTGATTTCAGGGCGTCTTCCTTCACATCCCACATGCTGATTGTTTTCAGGTCGAAGCCGATACGCAGACCTTCGTACTCGAGTTCAACATCCGGGCGAACACGGATTTCAAGCCCGGTGTCGTCATCAATGCCGAAATAGCTGACTTCAACGGCACGTGTTGGGTTTTGCAGTAACTTGCCTGCTTCAGGGTGGGTGTAGAGCGCAGACTGGATAGCCAGCGCGGTAGCGTACTGCTGACGGGTAACCAGGATTTTATCGCCTGGGTTTTCTCGCCATGCGTCAAGCAACTCGTCGGCGAACACTATGTCGGGTTTGACGGATTTCACTGCCTGAATCAGATCCGCTTTCGTGCCGGATACTTTCAACGGTTGAGGTTTTTGTGCTTCCTGCGCAACGAGATCAGGATTGATGATTGCCAGTTGCTCCAGTAGCGTGTCACGGCTACCGCTGGTTTTCATTTGCGTTGGCAGAGTGGCGTTGTATTCCCTGATGCACGCCTTCATTTTTGCTGCTGTGACTTTTTGGCCTTCCTCCACACGCTGGAATTCAGGTGGTAAAGACATGTAGCTTTCACCAGTCTGGGTGACATCATCGCCTAACGGAACTGGCTGTGGCATGGTGGCGTTGTATTCCTCCAGGAACCTTTTAATATCGTCTGCGCTGAGCTGCACTGGCAGACCATTGTTGTAGTCGTCGATAACAGCGCGGATCGTTGCTGTCGTCGTGAGCGCGCCTTCCGGGATAACCGGTTCAATGCTGAACTCTTCATCCAGAATTTCAGGCTGTAACGCCAGCGCATGCACCAGATTTCCCATATCCAGAACTTTGGAGCGTTCTTTCTTGATGGTTTTAGATACGTGGCGGCCGTCGTAATACATCAGGCTCACTCGTGCGTCTTTTACCATCGTTGAACTGATACCATTCGCGGCATGATAAATGTCGTTCGGCACGCCTTCATAACGGCCAGGCTCGAAGTATGACGGCCACTCCGGTGCTGGTTCCTCCTGTTGCGTTTCCGGCGCATTTTGTTGCACTTCTGGTTCAGAATGGTTTACTGAGTCGTCATTTTGGTGCGTTTCAGCCTGACTCTGGTTCAGAATGGCCTGCTCTCCGGCATCTGCTTCTTCACCATTCCCCAGATTACTTTCGCCTGCGTACAGCGCATCACCAGCCTGTTTTTCATCACCGTTAGTTTCTTGAACCTGCACATTGCTGGTGGTCTCCGGATCCTTTTTAGTGCCATGAGTCGAAGAGTTCTTGATTAAAGCGGCAGCGTCAAAAATGCCATCGGCAGCTTTTTCCGGTTGTGTGGTCTGCTGGCTTGTCTCTGTCTTCACCCATTTCGGATCGTTCGGGTCGCTGATTCCTTCAACGTAATCACCACGTGAAGCCGCAAGGATTTTATTTACTTCTTCTGCTGTTACCTTCTGAGGCATTGGCATTGATGAGCGACCGCAGGCGATATCAACGATCATTTCATCCGGGTGAGCGTGGTCGGTTTCAGTCATGACACGATTGAGATACTCGCGATGACGGAAAGGAGATTTAAACAGTTCCTCTGGCGTTGTTTTTACCGTAGCGACATTGCAGGCGCGGGAGTAATCCATCCCACCAGGCATTTCTTCAAACAATTTGCAGGTCGCAATAAATTCATCGAGTACGTTATCTTCCCCTGAGCGGGAGAGATTCATAATGGCGTTGGCTTCAACATCGATCTCGAAGGAAGGGCTGTAAATATCGAACTCTTTGTTACGGGCGATCAGGCCAAGTGCTATTTCATAATCGAGCCCGGTTTTTGTCAGTGGAGTAAGACGGTCAGTCTTATTACCGCCACCGGCGTTCGCGCCAGATGGTGTGCGATTAATTTCAGACACACGATTGCCTTTCACCCATTCTTTAACGAGCAGGCCACGATCGATGTATTCTGTATCAACAAATGCCTGTGCAAAATTCATCATCAAATGCAGGGTGTGTCGTTTGTCCTGCGGGAAAATTCGTTTAAAGGCGTCAGTAAATTTCCACAGGTTTGGGGTATCCAGCTTTTGAATGGCTGGTACGTTATGGCAGGCAAGCAACATGTCCTGGATATAGCTGTTACTCATGTCCAGTTCAAGGCGGCTTACTTCGGCGAGCTGTACCGGTGTCACGTGATGTGAGAAGGCATCATCAAGAATGAACTGAGAAAGTATGCGGTGGCGTTCGCTCATTCTGGCGACCGGCTGGTTCATTTCCTTTTCCACTTCCTCCATCAGTTCGCCGTTGACGTTGTAAGCGTAAGCAGGGAGACCTCCAGGCTTTACGGCGTTATCTTCGTTGCCAAAGGTTTCTGTATGGTCTTCCAGCACTTCGCCTGTTTCGGTATCAACACCATCAACGATACGCTGACGGTCGGCGGCAACGGCTTCAGATGATGGCAGTGTCACGCCTGGAATTTGCGCCCAGGTCATATTGTCGCTGCCGAGCTGGTAGAAATCGCAAAAGGTTAAGCTCAATTCGCCTTCCGGCGGCAGCTCGTTAACGACAGGGAAATTAGTAGCGACAGCTTTGAAATAATCTTTCAGCTTTGCGCCTGATTTAATCAGGAGATAATCCAGTGTGGCATTTGCCGATTCAAAATCATCACTGCACCAGAGAACAGCATCTTTCTGGCCTGATGATTTTTTTGCTTTGCGGACTAAAAATACGGGATTAGTTCCACTCATTGTTTTATCCTCACTTCGTGTAGAATGGAGGCGCCTTAATGGCACCTCGGTTTTACCAGGTAGATATGTCCGGTTCGCTTTGGTTGGTGTGACCGGACAGGGCAAGCCCACCTTGTGTGGGCTTTTGCTTAATGAACGGTGCTGAAAACTTTTTCTGAGTAATCGAGCTTGTAGTTGCGGTAGTTACCAAACCCGGCGTTATCGCCATCACTCACTTTCACGGACAGCATTGAAATTGCCTCTACAGCGCAGAGAGGACAGTCGAACTTGCCGAACACATAGCCACCGTCGAGAATGACCGTGACCGCGCCCGTATCGGCTGAATGAATAACGCCTGAAACTTTCTTCTCGCAGTTGAATACAGCCACTTCTTTATTCACTGCTTTCAGGTTCATTTCGATTTTTACGATTTCCATAAAATCTCCAGTTATTAAATTAAGGGTGTAAGAAGCCGCACCAAATTAATGGCGAATTTTTCATTTCATATTTCAGGACTACTAATTAACTTTCGTGCGCCATCTGGTCGTATTCAGCGCATTGCTTAGAGCAATATTCTTTTTCTTTCTGTGCCAGTTGCGAACCGTTGAGATAGAGCAGGGTGCTCTTTACTTCTGCACCTTCTTCAACAGGCTTGTGGCAATAACCACATTCTTTTTTCATCACCTGCCCTTAAAGTGTTTTGGCAACTCTCCGTTTTGAACGATACCTTCGAGCGGATAACAATCAGTGATACTGCTTTGCTCACTGGCTGCGGATTCACACTGTTCCTTGCTCCCGTATACGCCGATGATACCTTCCTGGAAGTCTCCGTTTGCCATGGCAATCGTCAGCACCAATGCGTACAGCGTGTTCATTTGTTAGCTACCGTTGCACTATTACCATTTTTCAGAACGCGCCACAGGAAACGCAGTGGAGCAGTAAAAGCATTCCCGCGAACGGCCTGGATACGTGCTGGCTTACGTGCGAAATCAATCATTTTCACCCTCTGCGATGACTGTTTTTAATGTCATTCCAGTATTGAAAAGTGCATGGAATGTTTGCATCCATAACTGCCTGCGTGGCCGCAATGATGTTTGCATGCCAGGTTACGCAGACAGTTGCTCGCATCTGCACATAACGCAGTGACGGATCCGCCTTATTCATCAACATTCCAGCGCGTGCCGCATCGCTGGAGCTTTCAAAGCTAAAAATAACCTCACTCATGATTTATCCCTCTTCTTGCCGTTGTCGCCCGGCTGGCGGAACGTTTGATACCTGCTGCGCGTTAACTCATCCACCTCATCACCATCTTCATACGCCTGGTGCGGCTACTTCGTGGGCGTCCTGCCTGGGTGGTCGTATTGCTGTGAATTCATATTAAGTCTTAGGCTTAACTAATGTCAAGTCTATGGCTGAGTGAGTAGTTAAGTTTTAGGCTTATTTTTTTGACGAATGTACGGGAGTGGAGGATGTTTATGGTCAGATAAACATCAGTGAGGACTATGGATATGGACTACGAAGAACTGGCGCAGCAGCGCTACCAGGAAATGTGCCGGATTGTGGGTGATGTCGTGTTTGCGATGGTAGCTGAAGGGCATGAAACTAAAAGAGTGGCCATAGCTGACGTGATACGAACGGAGATATCGAAGGGGCTTGATAAATGGGATGCTGACCAGATTCAGGTTATGGAGCTGGCAGTGAAGTTACTGGAAGAGTAGGGCAATAAAAAACCCGGCGCGGTGGCCGGGGTATAGTTATTCACCAGCCAAATCAATCATATTTGGTGGTAACTTTAATTTGGACATACCTATAGATACCAAAGTAGTACTAAGTTTGGATCTAAAGTCCAAGTAAGTCAGGGAAGTACATAGTTTTATTCGTTCCTCGTCACTATGTGATGAAAATAAAACTATATCAATAAATTCAAACACATACTCTACAGAAAAAATAAGAGATACAACTTCTTTTTTCTCTTCGGAAGTTGTTCCTTTGACGCTGGCAGTAAAAATTAATTTTACAGGCTTTCCTTCCTCATAGGTTTCCTTATCACTAAGATCAGCCTTGATTGAAAGGGAAACGTCAACCTCTATATCTGCAACATCTTCTCTTATAAAATTTACGCTCAGTCGATTAGGGAGGATATAACGGAGTTTTATTGATTCGATAAAATTAGCCATTTTAGGAACATTCCATGCCAGAGAAGAAGCCCGGGTAAAAAGCTACCTTGCTCAGGTTTGACTCGTTGTTAAAATTGTCAGAATCCGATAAACGTAACTTACTGTGAATATTGAATTTTTGTTGAGATCCGACATGTAAAGCTGTAGTTAAGCGGCCTAGTCCATAATCTTCTATATGCGGAGCCTGAATTTGATTGCTAAGCTCGCGAACCTGCTCTGTTAGCTGTTCTAGCTGGTTGAGAATCTTTGAATAATCAGATTTGTGCATATTGCTTTCTATTTTTGCACACAAATAAGAATTTAGACTTACGCCCTCTAACTTCGAATTTTCAATAGCTTGTTGGTGAGCTCCTTTCCTCAGGCGCAAGGTCACTCTCCCAGTGGCCAGCGGTTGTTCGTTAAAGGATATAGGAGATGGGAACTCACGTCCTTCTTCTGCAAATACCCTTTGAGTGGTGCGAACCGTATCCAGAGCTAATGAAATGGCCTCTTCTTGAGTGTCGGCGTATTCCTCCACATCAGGTAATTCAGCCACTCTGCTGACATAGTAATTTTCATCTTCAATTGTCTCAAGTCTAACTGAGATGGTGTACTCTTCAGCCTTGTGCATTTTCATTCTCTATTCTCTCCCACTCTTCGAATGTTTCCTTGTGTTTTCGAAGAACGCCAATGATTTTAACAACATATGGCATTTTCATTGGCTTATTCTGGTGATGCGTGCAATCTACTGAGGTAGATTTGAAGTCTGTTTCATCACTTAGTGCGGCATGTGTGAAGATTCTGTGGTTGTCTGTATCACCCGGAGTATCCCTAAAGCCAAGATCAACCATAATCATTCGTAAACCTTGTTTACCCCCACATGAGATAGATTTCTTTCGTGAGGATAGCAAATCGATAACGTCAGATACTTTACTCATGATAGCTGACACCACCTATAGTGTCACACTGAATTTGTAACCATTTGTCCACGACATGTCACATTTCCTAAGCGTTTAAATAGTCAGCAGAACTGCTGCAGCCTGCTCCCCATCACTCTCATCTTTTGTCTCAGGCTTTATTACCCTTCTGAGCAGAAAGCTACCGGGCAATCTCCCCGTGCGCTTGTGCATTAACCAAACACCTCATCAGGTCACTTGGCTACCCATGCTTTCTGTACGTCAGAGCGATTTACTCGCCATCACCCTTAATCCGCCGCCCCATATACTTGGCGTACAACTCGTCGAGTTCTTTCAGGCGTAGAGATACGATCCGCAACATGTTCTGTTGCTCTTCTTCCGGCAACTGGCGATAGAGCTCAAGCAGACGCTGTTCGTCAGGCTTAAGACCGTCCTTCTCTCCAACATCCTCACCAAGTAGCCAGGGAACTGATACGCCAGCAGCATCAGCTACAGCTAACGCAGATTCTTTGCTAATAACACCTTTTTTGAACCAGCCGTTTACGGATTGCGGAGTAATCCCCGCAACCCTTGCCATATCAGATTTTGTCATCCCTCGTTGCGTCAGCTCTGTCAAACGCTCGATGAGAATCGGGTTAAGTATTTTTTTCTCAGCCATATCAGAAGAATAAGCCTTTTGCTTATAAATTAAAATTCGCTCAAGACTTGATCTTTTATTAAGTCTGAGGCTTAATTTGTTTGTGAATCTAGTGGAGATACTCATGAACGGATTAGAAAAGGCCATTCAGAAAGCTGGCACTGCCAGCAACTTAGCCGCAAAGCTAGGCATTAAACCGATGTCGGTTAGTCGCTGGAAAACACGATACAAGGGCGTCGTGCCAGCCGATCGTGTTTTACCAATTTTCAACGTAACCGGTGTTACTCCCCACGAATTGCGCCCTGATCTGTATCCGAACCCAACGGATGGATTACCGGCGCAGGAAGCGAGGGCGTAACCGTGCATTCAATTTCATTTCAACAAAATACCGGGTTTCAACCGACAACGATGATAAATCGCAATCAGTCAGGCTCGGCGGACAAACACGAACAGATCCGCGATGCCGTTCGCGCCTGGTCGGCATCTCTCGATAACCAGGACGTAGTCGCGGGGATGATCGTTGAAGAATGGGAACGACAGGGCGGCGCCGGGCTGGATTTTCCTGACGAGCTGAGCCGTCAGCGGCAGAAGCTTTTCCGCTGGCTGGACAGCGACACCGGATATGCGCGCGAAAACATCCGCCAGATGACGCCGGCGATCCTGGCTGTTTTACCGCTGGAGTTTCGTGGGCGCCTTATCGGACAGGATTGCTTCATGACGCGTTATGCAGCGATGGAGAAGGAAATCAGCGAGGCAAAACAGGCAGTAATGCTGAATGCGCCAGAGCATCAGCTGGTGAAAGAGGTCAGGGAAGGGATTGAGCATCTGCTGGGTATGTTACCGGGCGATGCTGTCGTTCAGGTTCTGAGTGGTATCGCGGCCATGGCGCCGGGTGTCATGTGAGGTGCTCAGATGAACCACATTGAATTTATCGAAAAGCATGTCCGGGAAGAGTTAATCCGGCAGGGCTTCACTGCGGCAGTAGCGCAGGGGGGGCATTTCAGGCTGTCGACATGTACAAGCGCATGAGCCAGGCGAGCAGGAAAGGGAGGATTTTTGATGATGTTCTACGCCACGCGAAATTATGGGCTGAGAAACAAATGTTGCCGACGGATCGGTTTGAATCGAAACGCGCTAAACGTGACAGGCAAAAAGGACTGTTATGAAAAGGTGAAAGCCGCGGTGCGCGAACACCAACGGCTTTCGGGTGCAAAAACGGTAGGTAATTGCGGAGATGAGTATGTCAAATACCGCTGAAGTTATCAATTTCCCCATGAAAACCGAACAAACAGGAGGTCACATGGCCGACCTGTCCAACGGGTACACCAGGATCGCAAATGAGATTCAGAAGCTGAAACCGCGCCTTCGCATGTCAGGGCGGGAATGGCAGTGCCTTGAAGCGGTGATCTGGCTTACCTACGGATGGAATAAAAAACAGGACCGGGTTACGAATACAGTAATTTCAGGTCTGACCGGTCTGTCAGATTCGCATGTTTCTGATGCGATCAGGTCTCTGGCTGAACGTGGAATTATTTTCAGTCACAAGCAAGGCGTGATGAAAATGGTTGGTATAAATACTGAGCTATCTGCCTGGATTTTAGACAAACCGAAAACGGGAAAAACCTTCCCGGAAACGGGAAAAGTCTTCCCGAAAACGGGAAAAACCTTCCCGGAAACGGTAGACACCCAAGACTATAACAATAACAATATTAAAAGATCATCGTCAGAGAATTCTCTCGAACCCTCTGACGACCGCCTGAAAAGATTTTTATCTGCCCATCCTGAAGCTGCAATTTACACCCCCAACTTCACCAAGTGGGGAACAGTTGCAGATCAACAATGCGCAGAGTGGATCATCGCTCTGCTTGAAAAAGTAAAACCCTTTCCAAAGAAACCCGGTCTCGTGGCCTGGGCTAACGACGTACGTCTAATGCGCGAACTGGATGGTCACTCCCATCGGGAGATCTGCGAGTTATTCCAGTGGGCAAGCAGAGACGCGTTCTGGCATACCAACATCCTTTCGCCGGCAAAGCTGCGCGCCAAGTGGGACACACTCAGTCTCCAGCGTGAGGCTGCTGGTCGCCGTACGATAACCAGTTCCTCTCAGGTAATCGACTTCAACAACACGGACTGGATAAACGAGGTGTTCGATGGAAAGACTATCTGAGCAGCTTATGAATTGCGATCGCGAGACCTTTCTCCGCATTGCTCACGACATGCCAGAAACGCCGGCAGAACGTCCACAAGCTGAGCAAACGGCTGAAATATTCAATGCCTTGTTCAGTGCCTTACGTGCAGCATTCCCCGCTGCAATGGCAGGATTCCGGGAACAAAACGATTTCAATGAATTACGTCGGCAGTGGGTACTGGCTTTCCATGAAAACGGGATCACCACCATGGAACAGGTTGCCGCTGGAATGCGCGTTGCTCGTCGCCAGGAAAAACCATTCCTGCCATCGCCCGGTCAGTTCGTTGCATGGTGCAAGGAAGAACGCTGCCTGCTTGGTATCACCGTTGACGACGTGATGGCTGAGTACTGGAAATGGCGCCGGCTGGTTTTCCGCTATCCGACCAGCGAGCAATATCCATGGCCAGCACCGGTTTTGTATCACATCTGCATTGAGCTTCGTCGCCAGAGTACTGATCGGCAAATGACCGAGAAGGAGCTGCGTCAGGCAGCCTCAAAAGTCCTGGCTGGATGGGAGAAGAGGGCTGCTGAAGGTAAACCCGTTCCGCCAGTCCGAAGAGCACTCGCGGCACCAGCGAAAGCAAGTGGCCCAACGCCAGCAGAGTTGTTATTGGCTCAGTACAAAAAACGCAAAGACGCCGGTTTGATTTAACAGGAGACGCTATGGAAACCGTAATTGACGTTCTGAAAGCTATGGGTAAAGCAACATACCGTGAAGTCGCGGCACGCCTGGAAATCGAACCAGTTGAAGCGCTGAATATGCTCCGCGAACAGCGGGAGCAGGGCTTGTGTGATTTTTTCGATGGCGGATGGGAAGTAACAGGCGATGCTGACGGAAAAACAAGTATTCGGTCAGCGCCAGCGAAGACTGTACTGCGTGCGAAAAATTTAAACGACACCTCAAAAAAACCGCTGCGCGGTGAGGTTACTGAGCCGATTAAACCTGAGGCCATCGTCGCACTACTTACCGAGAACGGGAACATGGATACCGTTGCACTGGCATCGGCTGTCGGTCGCGACCCCAGAGGCTTAGCGTCAAATCTCTGCCTGATGGCAAAACGCAGGCACATTAAAAAAATCGGTCAGGGGAAAGGCGTTAAGTGGGGACTTCCTGACGAAACGAAAATTATCCCGCAGCCAGTGTTTGCAGAACTACCGGAAATTGAGATCACGCCGAAAGTTGCAATGCTTCCTGCGCTGGCGCCATCGGCAGAACCGGAACCGACCAACACCAGGACAGAAGAATTCCTGGAGAGCATCCCTGTACTGAGAAAATCATCTCAGCCAATGCAGATCCCATCACTACGGGAAATCAGCAACCAGATCCGCAAAGTCAAATCCAACCTGCACGGACTGGAGAAACTCCGTGTAGCCGTTCGGGAAGTTAACAAACATCGCCGTGCGCTGAGTTTATTTATCGGGGAGGGGAAATGAGCTTCTTCTCTATGAAAAAAATGGGTGTTCCCGGCAAATGTCCTGCGCATATGCGTGCATGGACGGTCGCTGAGGATGAAACGTTGATCGCAATGTACCCGACAGCCACTTTCAGGGAAATAGGTTTGAGGCTGAATCGGAGCGAGGCAGCGACGCGATATCACGCCCGCCAGCTTCGCCACGCAGGCCTGCTGCAACCAAAGCACATAGCCTTCACCCTGGATGATGATCGATTTATTCGTCGCAATCGTCACTCGTTAACTGCAAAAGAGATAGCGCTATTACTCGGGCGTTCTACAGAGAATATCTATCGCCGCGCGAAATTGCTGGGTGTAAGTCTGGCGAAATGTGGCGATTCACACTGGAGCACAAAATATCCGGATGAAGATGTCGAGCTGATGTGTGCGCTACGTGATGACGGAATGCGGCTACGTGATATTGCTGAAAAATTCGAGACATCACCACAGATGGTCAGTTGGCTGTGTAACAAACGGCTGATGGCTGTTGATGCCATGACTGTGGACCGGGAGGTCGCACAATGAGCACCGGAATAGAACTCATGCAGCACGCGCTGGGTATCAACGAGCGCAATAGGACGCCGTACCGCAATTATTTCCTCGCTGGCGACGGTCATACGGACAACTCGAAGTGGCAAGCGCTTGTTGCTGATGGTTGTGCAACTTCTCGGCCTGCACCGGATTTCGTTGGCGGTGGCGTTCTCTATCACGTCACAGATAAAGGCGAAGAGTTGGCGATTGCTGCGTTGTCTGAGCCAAAGAAAAAGACACGATACGAAGATTACCTGGATGCAGATAGCTGCCTGTCATTCAGTGAATGGTTGTTGGGCTACCAGCTTCCAGAAGTCGAATATAACCATCATGGGAAATGCCGGATGTACCGCTGCTCATACGATGCGGCTTATGGATATCCACGTCGTGATGTTGAAGGCGAATGGTCCGACACCAAAAAAGAAGCAAAGGCCAGTTACAAAGAGGCGCTGCGGAAATCAAAACAGGAGCGTGCGGCATGACCACTATTACCAGAGATCAGGCACAAAAAATAATTGATGCAGCCGACGAGGTTATTACCGCACTGGCCGGCACTAACGATGATGTTCACCCAGACAACAGCAGGAAGATGTGCGACCTGTGGGACGACCTGAACGATAGATACGCACCGCCAGAAGTTGTGCGCGAGCTGGCCCGTATCGCGCTGGCATCGCTCGAGGCGGAGGCGGTGACGAATGAGATTGTCATCCCTGAACCTGCGACGCACCGTAACATCAATGAAATATGTCCGCCAGGCGTTAATCAGACCCTATTCGCATCTGGTTGGAACGCGAGCCGCAAATCAGGGATGAATAGCGGCCGCATTCCGCCGATCGTCAAAGGGATTGATGCAGAATGCGTGGGCTGGAACGCTTGCCGCGCCGCCATGCTTCAGGGTGCCGAACCTGCAAGTAATTGCGATGAATTACCGCTGGACTACCTGCAAGGGCACAAAGACGGGCTGGAATGGGCAGCACAACTGGCAAAAGCAAATCATCCGGAAACTGGCGACTGGCTTTACGATGACCCTATCGAATTGTCAAAGGCGATACGCAAGGGGCCGGATATGCCATTATCCGATGGCAACTCTCCGGTGATTCAGGATGGCTGGATTAAGTGCAGCGAGCGGATGCCGGAAGACGAGCAGGAGGTTCTAACCAGGAACAGGATGGGGCATTGCTTTGTATCGTTCTTTGATGAGCATTCAGGGCTGTTTTTCGACAGAGTAGATGTGGCCGCCGCATGCTGTATAGAGCACATATTGGTAACCCATTGGATGCCACTGCCAGCAGCACCGCAGCAGGAGGAGTGAGGTGAGTACTTATCTTTTTTTCGGTTTCCTTGTTGTTTGCACTCTGTTTTGTATGGTGATGCTGTGGCGAGTGGTCAAGGTGGCAAAGTGGCGATTCAAGGCCCTCGAAATGAGTGCTGATGATTATCGGGCACTACCTGAATTTAATAAGATGTTGTGGATGATTTGGATATGGAGGCTAGAACGCTTCCCGAGATGTAATAAGCGGGCATGGCGGGAGACGAAGTGATGGATCAGCTACTGCAATATGCCACGAACCGGATAATTGAGCTGGAAAACCTGCTGCTGGTGAATGTTGAGGAAACTGTCTGGCCTGCCGAAGTAGGAATGGTATATAGCCAGATTGAAAGTGCCGGGGATCTTCCGGCACATCACCAGCGCCGCCTGAAGCATCACATCAACCGCATGTGGCTGGAACAAATGCCGGTACCGTCAATAATCGCTGCGGCCCGGTCACTGGCCATCGCTATGGAGAAATACGCGTGAGAGAAATCATCGTTGATAACTTTGCCGGCGGCGGCGGGGCGAGTACGGGAATTGAGCTGGCAATCGGTCGCAGCGTTGATATTGCTATAAACCACGATGAGAACGCCGTGGCGATGCACACGACAAACCATCCTGATACGTTGCACTACTGCGAATCTGTATACGACGTCAGTCCAAAAGTTGCGACTGCTGGCCGCCCGGTTGCGCTCGCGTGGTTTTCCCCGGATTGCCGCCACTTTTCCAAGGCCAAGGGTGCGAAGCCTGTTGAAAAAGCGATACGCGGTCTGGCTTGGGTGACACTGCGCTGGGGGCTTGATGTTAAGCCTCGTGTTATGAAGCTGGAGAACGTCGAAGAGTTTAAAACATGGGGGCCGCTTCTTGCTGGTGAAATGCGCCCGGATCCTGAACGTGTTGGCGAAACCTTCCGGGCTTTCGTCGCTATGCTAACGACGGGGATTTCTCCCAATCATCCTGCGCTGATGGAGTGCTGTGAATTCCTGGGTATTCCTCTCGACAGCGATGACGCCGCCAGGTTGGTAAAAGGTCTGGGTTATGTTGTTGAGTATCGGGAACTGCGCGCCTGTGACTACGGTGCGCCGACGATCAGAAAACGCTTCTTCATGGTTATGCGCTGTGACGGGAAACCGATAGTGTGGCCGGAGCCAACACATGGGGATCCGAAATCACCGGCGGTTCAGGCTGGCAAGCTGATGCCGTGGCGCACCGCTGCGGAGTGTATCGACTGGACTATTCCTGCGCCGTCGATCTTCGACCGCAAAAAGCCACTGGCAGTGAATACGCTCAAGCGCATAGCGCGCGGCATTCAGCGTTTCGTAATCGACAGCGCGTCGCCGTTTATCGTGAAGTGCAACCATACCAGCACCAAAACGCATTACGACTGCTTCCGGGGCCAGTCGCTGGAAGAACCGCTGCAGACCATCACCAAAACGCATGGTTATGCGGTTGCCGTTCCTCACCTGACGAAGTTCCGAACAGGCGCGACAGGGCAGGATGTCACACAACCAGTCCCGACAATCACCGCCGGCACATCGCGGCGTCCGGGGGGAATGGTCATGCCCTCGGCATTGTTGAGGCCGCGCTTACACCGTTCCTGGCTGGTAACGGTGGCAGTGAGTACCAGGCAAAACCGCGACCGCTGGATAAACCCGCTCATACCATCTTAAAGCAATCACGTGCCTGTCTGGTTGCGCCAGTCATCGCTCGCCAGTTTGGGGCCAGCATCGGTCACCGGGCAGACGAACCGAGCGCGACGATTACGGCGGGCGGCGGCGGTCATTCACAGCTGGTGACGCCAACGTTGATCCAGATGGGTTATGGCGAAAGACCGGGGCAGGACCCGCGCGTGTTGCAGCTTGAAAAGCCGCTGGGTACAGTAACCGCTGGTGGTAACAAGTTCGCCGTGGCCAGTGCATTTCTGGCGAAGCACTACGGCGGCAACTATACGGGGCCGGGCGTCGGGCTGGATGAACCAGTCCACTCGGTGACGACGGTCGATCATCATGCTGTTGTAGCTTCTCACCTGGTAAAACTGCGCGGCACCTGTCGCGATGGTCAGCCCACGAGTGAACCAATGCCGACAGTTACGGCCGGTGGTCTGCATGTCGGGGAAGTCAAAACCACACTGGCGGTCGAAGACTACGACGAACAGCGCGCACAGCAAACGCTGGCGTTCCTGCGTGAATACTGCGGAGAGGAATGCACCGGGATGGTCGACATCGACGGGATAACGTACCGCATCGTCGATATCGGTATGCGCATGCTTCAGCCGCACGAGCTCTATCGTGCACAGGGTTTCCCTGACTGGTACATCATTGATCAGGATTATCGCGGCAAACGCTACGCCAAAGATAAACAAGTGGCCCGCTGCGGCAACGCAGTCCCGCCACCGTTCGCTGAAGCGCTGGTGCGCGCAAATTTGCCGGAACTCTGCCAGGCGAAAGAAATTGCTGCCTAAAAACATCATTCAATTCAACCCGCTACGGCGGGTTTTGTTCTTTTCTGCTGACAATAACTTAACAATTCGTGCTCTTAAACCATTGATCATTTTCTCTCATAGGTATACTGTATAAAAATACAGTATGTGCAATGGAGGCTATTATGAAAGTTGAATTAACCATTGATCGCACGAAAGAACTTCCAAAGGGTGCGCTGCCAGCACTGGAGAAAGAACTACTGAAGCGCCTTAATCATCAGTATGAGGATTGCAGTCTAATAATTCGGCGGGCTGGTTCTGACGGTTTGAGCGTTTTCGGGGCTGATAAGGACGACAAAAAGAAAATTGAGAAGATCCTCCAGGAAACCTGGGAAAGCGCTGACGACTGGTTTTACTGACATTGCGCTTGGGGCTGGCGCGCATTTTCCAGAATACCGCAATTTGCGTATCCCTTTGATGCTGCTGCCGACAATTTTTAACCGCGTCTGTATGTCGCTCGTAGGGAGAACAGAATGTGAGTAATTCAGCTTTACAAGCGTCAGAAGATAACTGGTATGACATTGTAAGACGGTCTGACGGCTGCGTGGTATTTAGCTTTCCTTCGTCGGGCCGGCATCTTATCTATCGTGTAAATGGCATCGTATCTATGCGGCCTTTGCTGGATGATGAAGAAGTCTTTACTCCCAATAGCTTTGTGCAATTTATTCGTCGTCTCGGCTACCGGGTAACGCCACCTTCTGATAATATGAAATCAACGGTCTGAACAGCCGTTAACCTGCTGCGCCACGGAGAATACCATGGCGCACGAACTACAACTCATCAAGCAGTCCTCAGGAATCCTGATCCCCGCGACGCCGGAGACCAGCGATATTTTGCAATCAAAAATCAAGCTCGGCGCTGTGCTGGTAGCTGAGTTTCGCCAGGTGAGGAATCCTGCATTCCATCGCCGTTTCTTTGCGCTCCTGAATCTCGGGTTTGAATACTGGGAACCAACCGGCGGCGCTATTTCTTCAAATGAACGCAAACTCGTTAATGGTTATGCCAGATTCCTTGCCTCATACGGCGGAAATGAAAGCGCTCTGCTGGATGCTGCTGAGCAGTATCTGGAGCAGATCGCCAGTCGGCGTATCACGAACGGCATAAGTCTGTGCAAATCCTTCGACGCTTACCGCGCATGGGTGACCGTCGAAGCCGGGCACTATGACGCAATCCAGTTACCAGATGGAACTCTCCGCAAACATCCCCGTAGTATCGCCTTCGCGAACATGGACGAAACCGAATTCCAGGATCTGTATAAATCTGCTCTGGATGTGCTCTGGCGCTGGATATTGTCCCGCACTTTCAACAGCAGGGAAGAGGCCGAGAATGCCGCCGCCCAGCTTATGAGCTTTGCGGGGTAATGGCGATGAGAGAAACATGGTTCCATTACCCCCAATGTACCACCCAGCAGGCTGAAGAGCTTATGGCGGAATACCAGCGCCGCGGCGTGAAGGTAGAGCGCAACCTGAACTCAGATTATCTCACCTGGACCGTCAGCGCCCGGCTGCCTGAAGGCAATAAACCACCGCGTATAAATCGCCGATGGCAAAACCGGATATGGGGGTAAGCGTGGCTATTTATCGCAGCAAAAAATGGCTCGCCGCCGTCGGGCAGCTCGAGCGTTGTGTTCTTTGTGGAGCATGGGGGACGCAGGTGGCACATCGGAACGAAGGGAAAGGCATGGGATTAAAAACTGATGACTGTGCGACAGCTGCGCTCTGCATTTGCTGTCATGACAGCATTGATAACGGAAGCAAGTTAAACAGGGAGGAACGCAGACAATTAATGGATCGCGCAATTGTCCTTACCGTAATTGAAATCGCCCGACGCGGGCTGGTGGTGCCAGTATGAAGTCTGAAGTTATTGAGTCCCTTCGCTGGCGCTGGTTACGCCTTCGCATTTATCGTTATCGGGGATCTTTTCCGGTGGCGTACCGAATCCTTCGCAATTACATCCGCATTCAGCAAAATGCAGGGGAAAATAAGTGAAAAATATATCCTATATTCGCCAGCAACTGATCACGGCGACGGCAGATCTCAGCGGTGCGACAAAAGGACAACTTTTGGCCTGGCTGGAGAATGCGCAATTTGACACGAAAACCTACCCGCGAAAAAAAATGCGTATTAGGGATGAAGTGACCGGAAAAATGATAACGCTAAATAATCCACCGATCCCTGGCAAGCAATCACTGGCGAAAGGAAGCGCAATTCCGCTTGTGCAACCTGTGGAATACTCCACTTCCTCATGGCGTCGGGCGCTTCTGTCACTCGAAGAACATCACAAGGCCTGGCTATTGTGGAATTACAGTGAAAACACCTGCTGGGAGCATCAGGTTGATATTACACGCTGGGGATGGGGTGAGTTTGAGGCACAGCTCGACGGAAAGAAAATAGCCAGAAAAACACAGGATAGACTCCGGGCATTAATCTGGCTGGCAGCGCAGGACGTCAAATCCGAATTAGCCGGGCGTGAAGTTTATCAATATAAGGATCTGGCAGTGCTGATGGAAGTTGAAGATAAAAATTGGTCAAAAACCTTCACTGGGCACTGGCTTGCCATGCGCGCGGTTTTTCTGCGTCTTGATCAGGTTTCTCTTTTGAATGTATTAAAAACACGTTCAGAACAAATCTCGACAAATTATCAGCAAGCTGTTGCAAAAGTAGATTAAAACGGCTATATTTCTTGTAAATCTGATATCGTCGCCATAGCTTTGATTGTCGACTGAACATAAAAACCTCGCCACCGTGCGGGGTTTTGTCGTTTCAGGGTCAGAAGCACAGCGGTTGTGCGTTCGGCTGTTAACCGAATGGTCGAAGGTTCGAATCCTTCCTGTCCCGCCAAATCTGCCGGTTTAGCTCTAATGGTAGAGCGGTCGCCTTGTAAGTGAATAGGTAGCGGTTCAAATCCGTTAACCGGCACCAAAAACCCAGCCAGGGTATCTTCAGCCGCAGAGCTGACATTGCCACACCCTCACATTCCCGCCTTGAGCGGGTTTTTTATTTCAGGCTCACGGGAATCAATCACTACGTGCTTTGTTGAAAATCCAGCCCGTGAAGCCTGACTCCTTTCAAACACACACAGCACCCGCTAACTATGCGAGGTGAGGCTATGAAAATGAATGACAAAAACCCTGAATTCTGGGCTGCGGTTTTGACCGGACTCAAAAATGCGTGGCCCCAGATTCTGGGGGCGTCAATGGCCGGACTCATTGCCTACGGTCGACTGATATACGACGGTGCCACCCGTAAGAATAAATGGCTCGAGGGCGTCCTTTGTGGCGCTCTTTCTTTATGTATCACCAGTGCACTTGATGTTGTCGGGCTTCCGGTATCGATATCACCCTTTGTTGGTGGCGTGATTGGATTCGTCGGGGTGGACAAGTTGCGCGAGATCGCTATCAGCGCACTTAAAAAAAAGGCAGGAGTGAACGATGACAACCAGTAATGTTTCCCGCGGTATCCGCAACAACAATCCCGGCAATATCCGCTGGGGTGACGAATGGCAGGGTCTGGTACCCAAAGCACAGCGTACAGATAAATCATTTTGCCAGTTCACCACGTCTGAGTATGGTGTCCGGGCGATGATCATCATCCTGCGCAATTACCAGCGTAAGCACGGGCTGAACACGGTAAGCGGCATTATTAAACGCTGGGCACCGCCGAATGAGAACAACACACAGTCGTATATCAATAGCGTGGCTCAGGCGACGGGCGTTTCCCCCGACCAGCGCATCGATACCAGCGACAGTCGTTTCATGATGAAGTTGTTGCAGGCCATCATTAAGCACGAGAACGGCAGTCAGCCTTACGGCTTCGATACGTTTGTTCGCGCAGTCGAACTGGCGTCCAGTAAATAAAGAGATGGACCGCGTGAGAATTGCCTGCTATTCTTCTGGTACTTTAGCTTTGAGGTATTCAGGGATGCTTAGAAAAACGACGATTAATATACATACTGATGATGTGAATCTCTACCAAGGGGACTGCCTCAGTATGTTGTCAATGATGGAAGACTCATCAGTCGACCTGATTGTTACATCGCCGCCGTATGCAGACCAGAGAAAGGGAACCTATGGTGGCATTTCTCCTGACCAGTATGTTGATTGGTTTTCACCTATAGCTGAGCAACTGCTACGGGTTCTTAAGCCCTCAGGATCCTTTGTTCTTAACATTAAAGAAAAAGCCGTGAATGGCGAAAGACATACATATGTTTTAGAACTTATTCTTAAAATGCGAGAGCTTGGCTGGTTGTGGACAGAAGAATACATCTGGCACAAAAAGAATTCATTCCCTGGAAAGTGGCCAAACCGGTTCAGAGATTCATGGGAACGCTGTCTTCATTTCACCAAAAGTAAAAAATTCTCGATGTATCAGGAAGCTGTAATGGTGCCTATGGGAGACTGGAAAAATGAACGACTAAAAAAACTGAGCGCCAGAGATGTAACCCGCGATGAATCTCGTGTTGGAAGCGGCTTCGGTAAAAACATATCTAACTGGAAAGGTAGAGATATGGCTTATCCAACAAACGTGCTCCATATGGCCACCGAATGTGGTAATAAAAGCCATAGCGCGGCATTCCCTGAGTCTCTTCCCGAGTGGTTTATCCGTTTATTCACTGCTGAAGGGGATGTTGTTTTGGATCCGTTTGCAGGTTCTGGGACAACTCTTCTGGTGGCGGAGCGTCTTGCAAGAAAGACAGTGGGTTTTGAATTGCTGGAAGAACACTGCCTTGTTGCAAAAGAGAGACTAGGCCTGAAGAGAAAAAGATTAGGCGGAGTAATAAGTTATAGCAAAAAGGCTGAATAGGCTTCTGGTTTGTGGTAGTTTCCTTCTTGGTTAACCAAAGAAGGAAAAAATAATGTCAGGAACATGCATCATTGACGGATGTGGTAGACATGCAGATAAAATTATCGGTGTTCGTCTGAGACGTGAGCTGGATAATTTATCTGCAATTTGGGCCCACAATACCAATGCTTATTTGTGCGACGAGCATGCAGCGATGGGATTTGATGTTGAAGTAACCTTCACGCCAAGGGACGACAAGACAATCCGAACATCCGTTAGTGATGGTCGCGGTAGTCCTGTTGTTCGCTTGAGGGAAATCACAAAGCCTGTAAACCCAGGTGGAGTGGAAGACTAAAATGGTATCTTAGTAATGCTAACCGCCCTTGTGGCGGTTTTTTTACGTCCATATAAAGCGCGGACTGATAGTTATGATGCTTACATTGACGGGAAAATACTGGAAGCCACTGACGGTGATGACCATGGTTATCGTTGTCGCCGTGTTGTGTATCCTGCTGGCAAATAGCCGTTCTGATGTCGCTCTACTTCAGAGTGAGAACGATGTGCTTCACAATGACAACTCGCTGCAGGGACAGGTTATTGCCACTCAGGCATTCAACTTCAACCGGTTTAACCAGATCGCCGAATTCACTAACCGCAATAATTCTCTGATTGATGCCAGCGCCGATAAAACTGTTATCGAATACCGGGAGATCCTTCACCGTGAAAAAACCTGCGATCTGCCTATTCCTGCTGATGTCGCTGGTGGGCTGCTCGAATACGCGCACCGTTTACGTGCCAGCGCAATGCACCCCGATACCAGGGACGCTGACACAGCCGGTGATGGCGCCATTACCACCGGCACGCTGACGTATTGCCAGGCCGTTCTCTGGATTAAGCCGTTGCTGGCCGTTATTGAAAAAGCGAATAACCAACTGGCTGGCATACGCCAAATAGAACAGGACCGAAAATGAGCCTTATCCCCTTGTGCGGATAAATCACTCAATATCCCCACGCGAGGATAAGATCATGAAGCAATAAGCGGATAGACCGCAGCCGATAGGCAATGCAGCAGTAGTGATGCTGCCCCGAGTCGCGTATTGGCGAGCCTGTGTAGTGATGGGTAAGGGTTCATAGATAACAATTAGCTCCGGGAAGGCAGCGCGATCGCCAAACGCGCACCGGTTATCAGCGGCGATGATGCGACAGCACCTCAAGGGCATGAGCGTGGCCACTCCGGGAAGTGGCAAAGTATTACAGAAGCCATTCTCTGAGTGGCTTCGATAATGGACTTGAATAATGTTGTGAAATCCCCATTTAAATTTTGCAGCCCGCCACTTCGGCAGGGTAAAAAAGGAATTAAAATGTTAAAAGATTATTTTGCGAAATTAACGACAGATCAAGAAAGGCGAGTTATGGCTGTAGAAGCTGCATTAGAGATCGCAAAAGCTTCTGTGAGCGCGCCATCATCCTATACTGGTATTAAAACTGAGTTTGATTTGAAAAAAGTCGCATCAGAGATCAATGCTTTGGCTGATGCAATCCAGAACGCTCTGGAAACCGATTAAGCGGAATAATGATTTTTCTATCTGATTAATAACCCGCTACGGCGGGTTTTTTATTGCCATCACAATGGGCAGACCCATCGTAATGGCTAAGTAATTTTAGTGGAGCAGGTCGTTAATCGCAGACTTTATCCCATCCCACACATAGTCAGGTTGATGCTGAACGTGTGGTTTGATTTTGCTAATCAGATCATCAACGGTTTTCCCTTTTACAGTCACCTGACCGCTGATCACTTCTTCACCTGATACTTGTGAAACAAATTCTCCAATAGCGTTTTTTACCGTGCTGACCAGCAAACCTTGTGTAGCCTTTTGTGTAATCACTTTTAGCTCCTTTTTGAAATGAAAAATTATTATCGACAAATCTAGAAAAATTATAAGGATTTTATTATGGCAAAACCGGACTGGGGTGAGCTTCAGCAACGCCCATATCCGCCAGTTAACTTCATCGACTCCAACAACTGGCAGCCATACACCAAAATTAACCCCGCTAACGAAGTCTATGAGTGGATAAACCGCCAAATCCTCAGCGATACCGGAAGCATCTATAACCCAGACCACGAACACCTTCTTGAGGCTGATCTCTGCTTCATGTGGGCATCTGACTCGTTCGCAAAGAAAGGTCGCTATGTACTCGGCCAGGCCGAACAGGTAATGCTCCGCGCCGGTGGATGGCAGAAAGCCAGAATGGAACAGCAGATGCATGAATGGTTCGGGCGTATCCCGAGGTTCATCATCACGTTGGCCGCCGATTACTGCTCGCAATGCAGTGACCTTGAATTCTGCGCACTGGTGGAACATGAGCTTTACCATATCGCTCAAGTGACAGATGACTATGGCGCGCCGAAGTTCAATAAAGAGACCGGGAAGCCGGTACTGACATTGCGCGGACATGATGTTGAAGAATTTGTCGGTGTCGTACGCCGATATGGGGCTAGCGCCGACGTGCAAGAACTGGTGGACGCAGCCAATCAACCTGCAGAGGTGGCAAAACTTAACATCGCCAGAGCGTGCGGAACGTGCATGCTGAAACTGGCTTGATTTTATGACTGATTATGACGGGCAGGTAAGCTATGGCGGCATTAAAAGGTGAGGTCAAAGCCTTCATCGTTCAATCGCTTGCGTGCTTCGATACCCCTTCTCAGGTGGTGGAGGCTGTCAAAAAAGAATTCGGCATCACGATCCCCCGTCAGCAGGTTGAATCCCACGACCCGACAAAAGCTAACGGCAAAGGCCTGGCGAAAAAATGGGTGGAGATGTTCAACGAAACCCGCGAGCGCTTCCAGACGGAAATTGCAGAAATCCCGATTGCTAATAAGGCTTATCGGCTTCGCGTACTGCAACGAATGTCTGTGACCGCCGAGAACATGAAAAACCTCGGCATGACGGCCCAGCTTCTCGAACAGGCTGCGAAAGAGGTCGGTGACGTTTATACCAACAAGCAGAAGGTTGAACAGAACGTTATATCGACTCACAACGTAATGCCCGTTCCATACTGTGACAACGTTGACGACTGGGAAGCTGCTGCGCAGAAACAACAAAATGAGGTTCTTGGTGGATGAATTACAAGGCTGTATGGAAGCCTCTGCCCGGATCACAGTCTCTTTCGCTGAGTTGCCCATGTAATGAGATCCTCTACGAGGGAACGCGCGGACCAGGCAAAACCGCTGCGCAGTTGGCGCGTTTTCGCCGTAATGTCGGTGTCGGTTATGGTTCATTCTGGCGCGGTGTCATTTTTGACACTGAGTATAAGAACCTGGCAGACATCATCACGCAGTCTAAGCGTATGTATAACCTGTTCGGCGACGGGGCAAATTTTCTTCGGTCTGCGAGTGAATTGCGATGGGTGTGGCCTACTGGTGAAGAACTGCTGTTCCGGTTCGGAAGTGAAGCTGATGATTACTGGAACTTCCACGGACAGGAATTTCCGTTTATCGGCTTTAACGAGCTGACCAAACAACCTAACTCAGATTTCTACGAAGCAATGTTTTCGTGTCGTCGCTCATCGTTCCGGCCTGAAGACTATCCGCGAAAAGATGGATCGTTGCTAAAACCGATCCCACTCGAAGTATTCAGCACGACAAACCCATTTGGCATCGGTCACACCTGGGTAAAAAAACGATTTATCGAACCGGCACCGCGCGGAACTGTACAACGTCACAAACAATTAGTGTTCAACCCTCAAACTGAGCGGGAAGAAGAGATCACGTTAACCCGCGTCGCGATACATGGTTCTTTCAAAGAGAACCCGTATCTGGATCCGCAGTACATCGCAACGCTGATGTCCATCAAAGACCCGAACCGCCGCAAGGCGTGGGTAAAAGGTTCATGGGATGTGACCAGCGGCGGACGCTTTGACCATCTATGGAATGAGGCGCTTCACGTCATTAAGCCGTTCCGCATACCGGATAGCTGGACCGTTGACCGTTCCCATGACTGGGGGGAGTCGAAACCATTCTCTAATCTCTGGTGGGCTCGCACGGATGGCACTGTCGCGACGCTGCCGGATGGGCGTCAATTCTGCCCGCCCGCCGGGTCTCTGATTCTGATTGGCGAGTGGTACGGTTGCCCGCCTGACGAACTGAATAAAGGGCTGAACATGTCATCTACCAACGTCGCAAAAGGCGTTGCGTGGATTGATAAGAGGCTAACAGGCCAGGAAGTTGACGAACCTGACGAGATAAAACTCGATGGCGTCACTCAGGGGCAACTCAACATTATGCCGGGTCTCTGCAAAAAGGTTGTTCCCGGCCCGGCCGACAGCGCGATCTACAACACTGGCGATGATGAACTTTCAATCGCTCAGAAAATGGAAGTGCAGGGCGTTAAATGGGTTGAGGCCAACAAAAAGCCCGGCTCTCGCGTTAATGGCGCCGCATTGTTTGCCGACATGCTGGAGGCGGTTGTCGAAGGTAAAAAACTGGAATCCGGGATACCAGAAAAACCCGCGTTTTATGTTTTTGATTACTGCCGTGGCTGGATAAGCCGTATTCCTGTACTCGTCCGCGACAGCAAAAATCCTGATGACGTTGACACGCAGCAGGAAGATCACGACTGGGACGGAACTCGTTATGAAGTTCTGCATTCACCGCCGAAGAAAGTCGGCAAAGTCACCAAACTTCGGATGTAAACCATGCCAGATATTTCGACACCTAACCTCGACTATAACGACATGGTTGAGGCGTGGGATATTAACGATGCACTGATGGGCGGCACGCTGGAAATGCGCCGGCAGGGCGAAGCCTACCTACCTCGCTGGCCGCGCGAGGATAAAGAGGACTATAAGAAACGCTTGTCTGTTGCGACGCTGCTCCCGGCCTACGAAGAAAGCATTAAGCAAAATACCGGGCGTGTATTTGCTGAGCCAACAGTGTTAAGCGAAAAAACGCCGGAAAAAATCAAAGATTATGCCGAAAACATCGATATGGAAGGCAGCCGCCTTGATGTCTGGGCGCAGCAATTCTTCAGCCTGGCGTTTCAGTATGGCCTCGCACATGCACTGGTGGATTACCCACGCACCAACGCCGAAGAAATCCGCACAAAAGCTGACGAGCAGGCTGCTGGTGGTCGACCGTATGTAACGATGCTTAATCCTCGGCAGGTGATCGGCTGGAAATCAAAGGTTGTCAGCGGAAAAGTTGTGCTCACTGAGTTGCGCGTAAAAGAAGTCATTGTCGTGGATGGTGACGACTTCGGGCAAACCAAAGTTGAGCAGATCCGCCACATCATGCCGCGTAAAGTGGAAATCTGGCGCCGTAACAAAGGTGATGGTGGGGAATCCACCTGGACTCTTTATGAAGAGTGGAAAACCAGCCGCGACGACATTACTCTTGTAACGCTCTACACCAAAAAAACCGGGTTTATGCGTGGTTCTCCGCCACTGCTAAATCTGGCATTGCTGAACATCAAGCACTGGCAAAGCCAGAGTGAGCAGGACAACATTCTTCATGTTGTGCGTGTGCCGCTTCTGTCTGTTTTTGGCCTGGAAGACGATCAGGAACTGGTCATTGGCTCATCCAGCGCTACTAAATTCAGCGACCGCGCTAAGCAAGGTATGGAATACACCGAGCACACCGGCGCTGCCATTGAATCCGGCAAAACATCGCTGGATGATCTGGAAAATCAGATGCGTCAGGCGGGTGCAAAGCTGCTGCGCGCAGAAAACACATCAACAAAATCTGACGACCAGACGCATGAAGAGCATATGCAGGAAAACTCGCCGCTGTACACCATGGCGAGTTCGCTGGAGGATGCACTTGATAACATTCTGCAAATCATGGCTGAGTGGATTGGTGAAAGTGATGGCGGCAATGTTGATGTGCGCACCGAACTGGATGTTTCTGCTCAGACGTTCGATTCATCTGCTGCTATGGCCGTTCAGTCCCTGCGACAGGGGGGCGACATCCGCCAGGTTGATGCCGTTCGCGTGCTCCAGGCGCTTAAATTCATCGATCCTGACGCGAAGCCGGATGATGTGATCGACGAACTGAACAATCCACCAGTGACACTGACAGGCAACAATAATGGCGACGGTTAACGAGCAGTTGCGTGACGAGTCCATAGCGCACGCTCTCTGGATTAGTCGCTACAGTACCGGCGTTGCCAGTCGAATGGTGAAACTACTCAACGAAAGTGATGCTGAACTGACGGCGCGCCTGCTGGTGGCGATGGATGGCATAGAGCCGAATAGCTTTACGGTCACGCGTCTTGAAGCACTACTGGCGAGCGTGCGGGAGATTAACCGCACGGCGATAAACGGCATGTTTTCCAGCCTGTCGACCGAACTGAATGACCTGGCGCAACATGAGGCTAGGTATCAGTTGAGCCTATTTGACGCGCTGTTGCCGGAGTTCGTGACCGACGTTCATCCGCTGGTGGGGATCTCTCCTGACGCGGTGTATGCCGCCGCGATGGCGCAACCATTCCAGGGGAGATTACTCAGTGAGTGGGCGTCAAACCTCGAAGCGGATCGCCTCAACCGCATCAGTAACGCAGTTCGACAGGGCTTTTTGCTGGGAGATACGAACGAGCAGATTGCGCGCAAGGTGCGCGGCCACGCTAATCGTGGCTATCAGGATGGCGCGTTACAGATGAGTCGAGCCAATGCCGCCAGTATCGCGAAAACGGCGGTGGGGCATCTTGCGGCGACGGCGCGTAACAGCTTTGCTGACGCCAATAACGACCTGATGAAGGGTAAGCAGTGGCTTTCCACCCTGGACAACCGAACGACGCAGATGTGCAGGATTCGCGACCGCCTTAAGTACACGCTGGATAACAAGCCGATTGGGCATAAAGTTCCGTATTTGCAGGGACCTGGAAAAATTCATTTCTGCTGTCGCTCTACTGAAACATTCATCCTCAAATCAGCGAAAGAGTTGGGTATCGATGTTCGCGATATCCCGCCAGCGGAACGCGCCAGCATGGATGGTGTTGTGCCCGGCGATACCAACTATCAGGAATGGTTCTCGCGTCAGTCGTTCGATCGCCAGAAGCAAATCGTTGGCGAGAAGCGCGCCCGGTTGATTCGTGATGGTGGCATGTCTCCTGATGAGTTCTACACCGATAAAGGCGAATGGCTGACGCTGGCGCAGTTGCGTGAACGTGACGCGCAGGCGTTCAGGGAGGCAGGGCTTTAATCTTCAATAAATCACAACAGGCTGCCTCCGGGCGGCCTTTTTTATGGCCGCAATCCGGATGGTGAGCGGTGCAACGGTTGGATGACCAAATCAAAGGTAACAACATGAAACTGAAGACAGTTGAAGTTAATGGTAAGCACTACGCAGAAGTCGATGCTAATGGCCTGCCGGTTTACGTGCATGACGACGGGAAAGAAATTGGCTTCGATGCCGCTCAGGCTGTCAGCAAAATCTCGGCGCTGAATGGCGAGGCTAAATCCCATCGCGAAGCCAAAGAAGCCGTTGAAACAAAACTTGCTGCTTTCTCAGGGATTGAAGACCCTAAAAAGGCGCTCGACGCAATCGAGATGATGACCAAAATCGACCAGAAAAAATTGATCGATGCTGGCGCTGTTGACCAGGTGAAAGCCGAAATCACCAAATCATTCCAGGCGCAACTGGATGAGGCCAACAATAAAAATAAAACGCTGGAAGGCCAACTGTACGACTCGATGATCGGTGGTAGTTTTACCGGCTCCAAATTTATCACCGATAAAATCGCCATCCCTGCCGATCTGCTTCAGGCCCGATTCGGCCAGTCGTTTAAAGTCGAAGAAGGTAAAGTTGTCGCCTATGACGGCACCGGTAACAAAATTTATTCCCGCTCTAAACCGGGCGAACTGGCCTCATTCGATGAAGCGCTGGAGTTCCTGGTAGAACAGTACCCGCAAAAAGACCACATTCTTAAGGCCAGTGGCAATAACGGCGGTGGTTCACGAACGACTCAACACGATGCCGGGCAAAAAACAATGAAACGCTCTGCATTCGATTCTCTGGATCAGGCCGGGAAACAGACAGCCCTCAAAGACGGTATCACCATCGTCGACTAACTGCATTTGCCAGCTTCCGGATGGTGGCTGGCGCCAGAGCTGGATAGCTCAACCAACCCAAATCTATCTCTAAGGAAAAATGAATCATGTCGAATACACTGACCGGGTTGATCCCGACTATCTATACCGCTCTGGATATCGTTTCTCGTGAGCAGGTGGGGTTTATTCCTGCCGTCGCGCGTAACACTAAAGCAGACGCAGCAGCGAAAGACCAGACCGTTACTGCGCCGGTTGCTCCGGTCGCGGTCACCGAGGACATCGTGCCGGGGCCGTCTGCGCCGAATACCGGCGATCAGAATATCGGCACCGTCGATGTCAAAATCACCAAATCCAAAATGGCCCCGGTCAAATGGAACGGTGAAGAGCAACTGGCGCTCGGTCCCGCTGGTACTTACAACACCATTCTTGCTGACCAGTTCACCCAGGCATTTCGCGCACTGGCAAACGAGGTTGACGCTGATCTCGGCGCACTTTACTACGGCACTTCTCGCGCTGTAGGTACCGCTGGAACTACTCCGTTTGGTATCAAAGATGATCTTTCTGACGCAGCAAATGCCCGAAAAGTTCTGGAACAAAATGGCTCTCCGACGACTAACCTGCAGATGGTTCTTGATTCTGATGCCATTGCCAACATGCGCGGTAAGCAATCTGTTCTGTTCAAAGTCAATGAGGCCGGGACTGAACAACTGCTGCGCGAGGGTGTTCTGGGTCGCCTGCAGGGTTTCAATATCCACAGTTCTGCTGGCGTTAAGCGCGCTGCTGCCGCTACAGCTGCTGGTTATCTGGTGAATGGTGCCAAGTCCGAAGGCGATATCCTTATTGCCATTGATACCGGCACGGGGGCTATTGCTGCGGGCCAGGTTGTGACTTTCGCTGGTGATGATAACCAGTATGTCGTTGCTGCTGCGACCGCTACCACTATCACACTGGCGGCACCGGGTCTGCGTCAGGACCTGGCTGACGGCGTTGCTATCACTGTAGTCGGTGGTTTCACTGCAAATATGGCGTTTGACCGTAACGCATTTCTGCTGGCTTCTCGTACCCCGGCGATGCCGGAAGGTGGTGACACCGCTGATGACGTGATGAATGTCACCGACCCAGTTTCCGGTATCACCTTCCAGATCGCGCTGTATCGTCAGTACCGTCAGGTGCGTTATGAAGTTGGCCTGGCGTGGGGCGTGGCATCCATCAAACCAGCCCACGCAGTAATGCTTCTGGGCTAACACCATCACACACAAGGGGCTTCGGCCCCTTTTCCTTTGGAGGGATTATGGCTGGATTGACGAAAGAACAGCGCGCTCAGCGAGCAGCGGAAAAACTTGCTGCTGAACAGGCTACGAAAAATAATTCTGAGCAGCAGGAGCAGCAGGAGCAGCAGGAGCAGGGTGCTCAGTTGGTTGCTATGTTCACTGACTTCCCGGCATTCCCCGGCGCGCCCACCACCGCAGACGTGCATCCTGACGAAGTGGACAACTGGAAGGCGGCAGGCTGGCGCATAGAGGAGTGATTCATGATCACCTACATCACGGTGGCGGACGTTGATCAGATACTCGGTGCTGACTGGACTGATGCCAGTAAAAAATCAAAATCGGTACTGATGGCTAACGCCTGGATGAATGGTCTTGGCCTGAAATTACCATGTGACAAAAATACCCACGAAATCATTATCCCTGATGACGTGAAGCAGGCTGGCGCATATGCGGCGCAGGCGGCAGCAAATGGCGGGCTGTATCAGCAGAAAACAAACTCTGGTTCTTTGCTGAGCAATTCCGTTGATGCTGACGGCGTGAGCGTATCAAAGACATTCGCTGAACTTGCGGTTAATAGCACTGCGCTTCTTGATTCCGATCTGCAACTGGCGCTGGCGATGCTCAAGCCATATGGCGTCAATCAGTCCCAAATAAGGCTGGTGAGGGGGTAACGTGAGAAACATCATCAATCCCGGCATTCATTATGTCGGTGATGGCCGTGGGCGTCGCGATGTATTCGTGAACGGGCACCAAATAAACCATGTCGTTTATGCGAATGAGAGAAAGGGGATTGTCGAATTCGCTCCGCATCCACTCCGGGCAAAACGAAATGGCGACGTGTATACGCGAAAATTACGTGGTGTAGTCACTGTTGAGTTCCGGCAATGCAATGGTGTCCATCATGGGCATTCGTGACGAGCTTCAGACCGAAATCGCCGCAGCGTTCGATGACGATCTTGCCGACGCTGTTAACGACTTTACCGGCTCTTACGTCATCCAAACCGGATGGGACCCGGTAACGGAAACAGGCGGTGAAACCACAGTGACCTACACCGGGCGTGGCGTTCTGTCGAAATACAGCCTCAACCGCATTGATGGCGTCAATATCCTGCACGGCGACCTGAAATTAACAGCGCTGACGAATGAAGTTACCGACGAACCGAAAGTCGATCACATCATCACTGCACCAGACCTGATTACTGGCGAACAGCAACGCTACAAAGTCATTACGGCAGGAACCGATCCGGCGAAAGCAACATATTCCATTCAGTTGCGGAGGGTGTGATGCAATATTTTTTGCTTTACCTGTGCTTTGGCGTTCTTTTGGGCCTTATTGAGTTCATTTCCGTATTGTTTATCAGGGATGGCAGATCTGTCTTGCTAAAGGCGCTTTATGGCTTATTTACGGTGATTTTCTGGCCGCTAATCATCTTTGTACTGTTCGTGCCTGAGCGGGTTCTTTGCAAATGGCGGAGGGTTCTCGATGGCTAAGGCCTGGAGTCTTGACCCTGCATTATTCGCTGACAAGGTGGAAGAGGATGTCGGAAAACTGCAACGCGTTATAGCCATTCAGTTGCTCAATGAGATCGTTATTCGGTCACCGGTCGGTAACCCTGAAATATGGGCTATCAATAGTATGCAGGTTCAGCAGCGCGACCGGGTTAATGATATCAATGAAGCCCTTCGGAGCAGTGACCGGTTCGGGACCACTGACAAAAACGGTAACCGTCGGATTAAACGAGGCAATAAAGTCAGTCTCGCCGGTGCTGAGTACAGCAGCAATGCTGGGAAATTCGGTCCCCAGCGCGTACGCAAGCTAAGGCGCGGGCAGGGGGATATTTATCGACCACCAGGCTATCGCGCGGGGACTTTCCGGGCATCTCACTTCGTGAGTGTCGGTTCGCCAAGTGATTACGTTCCACGTGAACCAGATCCAAACGGTGCAAACACCATCAATAACGGGACGTCGACAATTCTTGCGGCGCCAAGCTATTCGGTCATCTACATCCAGTCAAACCTTCCTTATTCCGTACCGCTTGAAAACGGGCACTCAAAGCAGGCACCGGCAGGCGTTTATGCGGTTTCATTTAATGGTGTAACACAGGCCTACAAATGACACTCACAGAAATTCGTAACGCTGTCATTGCTCGTATGACAGCGCAGACGGCTATTGCCTCTGATGCTGTGGATTATCCCAACGGACCCGTATTTGACCCAAGTGGTCGTGATATCTGGGCTCGCTTTACCAATGTTTCCGGTCTGGCCGGGGCGAATGAAATTGGTGCTGGCCCCGTCGTTCAGCGCACTGGAGTGCTGATTATTCAGATCTTCGTCCCTGTTGGTTCTGGCTCTCTGCTTATCACTCAAACAGCAGACAAACTCCGTGAACTTTTTGAATTTCAGGATGATGGAAAACTCAGTTATTTCGCCGTATCCGCTGTTCCCGCTGGCGAAACGGATGGCTGGTCTCAGTTCAATCTACAAATCCCTTACCGCGCTCTGTAGCGCTTAACTTCGATGGAGGTGACCGCATGTCGAGCGGCGCTAAGGTACTCTCGGCCTTTATCCGGGAGACGACTCCAGGAATTACGCCTGCGGGCGTCTGGAATCTTTTCAAGCGTACAAGCTGGGGCGTTGGTCCATCCCAGAATACCAATGACAACGACGAAATCGGCGGCACCCGAATGGCGCAGGGCGCTACGCTGGGAACGGTCGATGTTGGCGGCGATGTCGGGGCAAAATTCCGCTATGGCCAGCATGACGACTTCCTGGCTTCGTGTTTTGGCGCGGAGTGGGCGGGTAATGTGCTGACGATGGGGAATGACCGTATCTCTTTCTCACTCGCAACATACGCGTCGGACGTTGGTATTGCCTCCATTGTTCGCGGCGCCCAGGTAAGCGTGTTCCAGTTGGAAGTTCCTAACGACGGTGACGTTACCGCGACAGTCACATTCGCGGGGCTGGGGTGGGATTCAAAAGCAGATGATACGAGTTACATCACTGGTACTCCTGCCGATAATGCTGGCGAACTGCGTTACTCGTTCAAAGAGGTCACTGCGATAAACCTGAACGGCGTCGATGGTGGTGATGGTTTCTGTATCGATACTTTCAACATCCAGTTCGACAATAACGTCCAGACGCAGCGTTGTATCGGCACCGGTTCACCGTTTGCCGGGGCGAACATCCCTACCACCTTTACGCCGTCAGGTTCGATCACTTTGTCGTGGTCAAAAGCCGCGTGGGAGGTCTGGAGCAAAACGCTTACCGGCGCAACCGTGCCATTCAGTTTCACGCTGGCGAACGACGAAGGTCAGTACACTTTCACTTTCCCGAAAGTGCAAGTAGCCGGTGACTGGCCGGATGGCGGCAACACCGACATTATCCAGGTTCAACTGGATATCACTGCGGCCGACGAGTCGCCGACGATTACCCGCGCCGTAACCATTCCAGCAACCGGCATCACGGTAACACCGGAAACAGCTTCTGTTGATGTGAGCAATACAACCAACCTAACTGCAACTCTGGCCCCTGTGGGTGCAACGGATACAGTGACCTGGGAGTCATCCGATCCTGTGGTGGCAACAGTCAACGCGTCAGGTGTTGTTACTGGCGTAGCGGCAGGGACGGCAACTATTACCGCTAAGGCGCGCACCTTTGCCAATACTGCGACTATTACTGTAACCGAACCATAAAATTTCCCTTGCCCGTTCCGCTCTGCATGGCGGCACGGGCTTTTTTCATGCAGGAGTTTCGAATGATTATCCTCAACCCACGAATTGATGTTGGCGGCGAGCGGTGGTTTACACCGCTGAAAGATCTGAAACCCATTGAAGGGCTGAAACTACTCGTCAGCAGCATTGATAACGACCAGTACCGCTCACGTAATGCCCTTATCCGCCGCCATATTGAAAAGATGGATGCCAGTTACCAGGTTGGAACCAGCGAATTTAGCCTGTCAGCGGTTGGTGAAATTGACTCTGCTGATGACCTGCTGATCGATAACTGCGCGCGTTACCTGCTGAAAGACTGGAAGGGTGTCGGTGAGCTTGTCGATGGCGAAGAGGTGCCGATCGAATATACACCGGAACGCGGTGCTGCACTTATGAAACAGGAACCAGCGATTTACTGGCAAATTCTGGCTGAAGCCGCCAGCATCGCCCATGGCAAAGAGCAGCAAAAGCAGGAAACCGTAAAAAAGCCATCGAAGCGCAAAAGTGGCTGAGTGAGTTCGGCGGGGAGCAGGGGGAAAAGGCAAGGTGGCGAAGGGAGAAATTAAAACTCCCGCCAATTCCAGAGCCTGAAATTGACGGAGTAACGGTGGAAATCCTCAACGCTTACTCCGTTATTTCCCGCTCACGGCTTTATGCTGGAATGGCTGGTGTCCCGCTGCCTATCTCACTTCACGACATCGAATGTTATCTTTCTTCACGCAAGATCTCCCTTGAACGTGATGAATTCGATACTGCGATTTTTGCGCTGGATGATTTGTGGTTAGATACATGGACAAAGAGGCAGGAGATGTTGACTGAAAATAAATAGCCCATGGTCTCGCTCTGTCCCTGTGCTAATCTGTGTGCAAATGTTAATCATGGGGATAGGGATGTGAAGACTTTAGGGTATTTGATAGTCGCTTTTTTTGTCATTGTTGTATTGGTGGTCGTTGTGACAAATGTGTCAAATCCGTCATCTGGTGATGCTATATCTTTTGTAGAAAAAGGAGTGCGCAACACGATGAAAGACCCTGATTCAGCAACCTTTGATAGTGTGAGGTTTTATCCAGATTCAAGCCCGCAAGGGGAAGAGATTAGCGGCGCGGTATGTGGATATGTAAATGGGAAAAACAGTTTTAACGCATACACTGGAAGGGTACGATTCTTTTCAAGAATAACAGTATCGAATAATGGAAGAACTGCCGACTACTCACGCCCAACGATTGAAGATCCGAGTAATCCTATCTCTGTTGGAGGAATGGATAATGCTTGGAGTGAATCATGCAAGTAGAAAATTAGCCCACTCAGGTGGGCTTTTTAGTTAATTTTTCAAGGCGCTCAGCGATTTCATCAAGCCTTTTTAGACGCTCATCCAGATGAACGCCCTCAGTGATTTTCGCGTTTTTCTAAAAAGTCATTATTTACAGAGTCTCGCTCCTGCTTAAGGTTCTCGAACTCCTCTTCATTGAGTTCGCCAGTGTCCCACCACTGACGGGCTGAACCTCAACCATAACCAGGTATGTAAATCAGTAACATCCTGATAAACGATCAGTAGCCGCCACTGTGCGGCTTTTTTAATGCCCGGAGATCTCAATGTCAGAACAGACATCCCGCCTTGCCATCATTATCGACAGCACCGGCGCAGAAAAAAATGCTGAAAGCCTGACTAGCGCCCTTCACGGGCTTACCGAGTGGGGCAGAAAGCAGCGGCCAGCGCCGGGAGGGTGACAAAAGCCACCGAGGAAGAGTCTGCAGCATTATCGGAGCTACTTGACCGCATTGACCCTGTCAACGCTGCGCTGAATAAGCTGGATAAGCAACAGCAACTACTCGCTAAATTTAAGTCGAAAGGCATGCTGGATGATGAGACCTTTGACGTCTATTCGAAAAAAATCGAAGAAGCCCGTAATCGTCTCGCTGGGTTTTCAGACCAGTTGAAAACTACGGGCATGTCAGCAAAGCAAACCGCTTTTGCGATGCGCATGCTCCCTGCTCAGATGACAGATATTGTTGTGGGTCTGTCTACCGGGCAAAGTCCGTTCATGGTGCTGATGCAGCAAGGAGGGCAGTTAAAGGACATGTTCGGTGGCATCGGACCAGCGATTAAAGGTGTCGGCTCCTACGTCATGGGGCTGGTTAACCCTTTTACGCTGGCTGCTGCCGCTGTCGGCACTCTTAGTCTGGCATATTACCAGGGAAGCCAGGAACAGGATGCGTTTAACAAGTCGCTTATCCTGACTGGTAATACTATTGGTAAAACATCCGGGCAACTGGCGGATATTGCTGCGCGCGCCGGGGTAGCAGCAAATTCAACCACTGGCGCTGCGGCATCGGTACTGAATCAACTGGTAGAGTCTGGCAAGGTTGCCGGAGACTCGCTGGAGCGCGTGACTACTGCCGTTGTCAAAACGAGCGAAGCCACTGGTATTGCGACAGATCAGTTAATCGGTGATTTCAACAAAATAGCAGCCGACCCTCTGGATGCAATCACAAAACTTAATGACCAGTATCACTTCCTGACGCTGTCAACGTACAACCAAATTAAAGCGCTTCAGGATGAAGGGAATCAGCAGGAAGCGGCGCGTGTTGCTACAGAGTTATATGCAAACACCATGCAGCAACGAGCGAATGATATTCATGAGAATCTGGGTCTTCTGGAGCGAGGGTGGAATTCCGTTGCCAATGCTATAAAAGGGGCTACCGATGCATTATTGGATTTTGGGCGAGAAAAGGGACCATCTGAAAGATTAGCGGAGATAACAAAAGAAATTGATTGGATCGATAAGGCTGCTGGTGGGAAGCTATTTTTTGGTGGAAGAAAGAAAGAACTTGAAGCCGAGCTAAGCAATCTTCAATCTCAAATTACTGCAGAGAGCGTTCTTACTGGAATCATCAGCGAACATAACCAAGCTGAGCAAGAGGGAATAAAACTTCAAAAAGATAAAGAAGCTTTCGCAAATAAATATCAAAGCAGAGAGAAGCAGCGCGCAAATGAACTTGCCGAGTTAGCCAAACGTCGCAAACAATACAGCAAACAGGAGTATGACGAATTATTAAAAGAGATTAACAACAGATTTAAAGACCCAAAAACGCCAGCAGCGCCAAAAGGTAAAGCCGTTACTGAAGATGCAGGGCAACGTATGATTGATCAGCTCAACCAGCAAAACGCCCTGCTGGTTACTCAGGCTGAAGCAACAAACAAACTGTCTTCTTCTGAACAGGAACTCATCAAATGGCGTCAACAGCTTTCCACTCTGGAAACACGATCACCATCCCAATTAACTTCCGCACAAAAATCGCTACTGCTTCGTAAAGACGAAATTACTTCATTGATGGAGCGCAATGCCCAACAGGAGAAAAATAACCGCCTGATGAAGGAGGCGACGGAACTTGCATCGTATCGCAGTACGCTTGAGATGGGGCTGGATAATTTGCGAGCCAGCTATGCTGTTCAGGATTCTGGTTTCGGTCTGGGTGAGAAGCAGCAGAAACAGATGCAGGAACTGCTTCAACTGGAACAAAAATATAATGCCCAGCGACAGCAACTTGATCGTGATTATGCAGATAAATCGAAAGGTATGAGCGAGGAGACGTATAACGCTAAATCACAAATGCTGACTGATGCGTTAGGCCGTGAGAGGGCAATAATGCAGCAACACTATGAAAACCTCGACGCGATGAACAATGACTGGCTGGGCGGCGTTGAGCAGGGGTTTAGAAACTGGATGGATACAGCATCGACGTATTCTACCCAGATGTCTGGCGTTGTTCAGGGAGCGATGAGTGGCCTTGTCGATACGATGGCCGACGGGTTGAGCGGTAGTAAAGCGGACTGGAACGAGTGGTCTATGAGCGTTCTGAAGTCCCTTCAAAAAGTGTTACTGAACGCGATGATCGTAAACGGCATCAAATCAATGCAAGGCGCAGGTATTTGGGGCTCGTTATTTGGTTCAGCAAACAGCGGTGGCTCAACTCCTTCCGGAGTCTATGGCAGTGCATCAAGTGGGCTGGATTTCTTCAAACAAAATGCTAAAGGTGGGGTTTATGACTCTCCATCACTTAGCGCATATTCTGGCGGTGTATTTGATTCGCCAAAGCTTTTTGCCTTCGCTAAAGGCGCGGGTGTATTTGGTGAAGCCGGACCGGAAGCAATTATGCCTCTTGCCAAAACGCCTGACGGGAATCTGGGGGTCAGGATGATGGGAGAGCAGGGAGGAGGTTTCTCTGGCGACATAATCGTTCAGCAAACGATTCATGTTTCAGGAAATGGTGACGCTGCATTGAATCGAGCAATGGAAGATGCTGCCAGAAAAGGGGCTAGCGACGGCGCCAGACAGGCCAGACAGGAAATGCTTCAGGATTTTCAGAACCGTGGGCAGGGGCGGAGATTACTAGGAGTTTAACAGATGGCTGATGTATTAGAGTGGCCAGGGCCTCGCCCTTCATCCCTCCACTGGTATCTCGAGTCGAATACCAAAACATTCAGATCCCCATTCAATGGCTCATCCCAGGTAGCGCGCTTTCCGGGGTCCCGGTGGAAATGTACTGTCGGCTATGACGTTCTGGATGATGCTCAGGCCAGAAAAATTGAGGCAGTACTGGCATCACTGGATGGTGAATATGGACGTGTGAAAATTCGCGACTGGGGGCGTGATGGTGGCTCTACTGCCGCCACAGTGTTAGTGACGGATGCGAATCAAACAGGAAGTACCCTTTCAACTAAAGGCTGGCCGGCTAATACGATGGTGATGCAAGCCGGTTACTACCTGACTGTAAATTCGGAACTGAAAAAAGTGACTGAGGATGTATTCAGCAATTCCAGCGGTGTTGCTGTGATCCCTATATCCCCAATGCTGCGGTCATCTCCAGCGGCAAATAGTACGGTAGAGGTGCGAGAACCATGGGGGATATTCAAGCTTTCGGATAACTTGCAGGGCGCATTTGACCGTAAACCGGGTGGGATAACGTCAATGACCATTGAATTTGAGGAGGCGTTTTAATGTTGTATTCACCATTTTCTGACGCCATGGTTGACTGGCTTTCCCGCGACCGGGTGACAGCGGTGATTGCCGCAAGCATTCAGTTTGAGTCCGGTACTGTTTACGTGCATTCAGGCACCGGGACGATAGTGCTGGGTGGCTACGTCTATTACGGCATGGGACGCATGGGATCGATTGACGATGCCACTGAGACGAACACGACAAGCCCGACGCAGGTGAAGATGACGCTTTCCGGGCTCGACCTGTCGCTATTTGCCAAAACACTGAATGAACGCTGCGTTGGTCGCAATGCTGAAATCTACCTGGTTGCGATGAACGATAACGGTGTAGTGCAGGTTGCCGATCTTCTGTTTAAAGGAAAAGTATCGGGTACCGGGGCCACAGCCGGGGAAACCAACGCTCTTCAGTACACCATCAGTAATATTTTTGAAGACTGGCAACGACCTTTCCCGGATCGCTATACCGACGAATCACAGCAGGCTTCTTATTCTGGCGACCGCATATTCCGCTATGTGGCGCAGATGGCTGAGCGTTCCATTTTCTGGGGCAACAAAAAGGATGCGCCTGGGTTTACTTATAAGTGAGGAAGCATGAAGCACCCTGACTGGCAAAACAGATTAAATGCAGTGATGAAGGCCGCCATTGAGCGGCCTTTTTCATGGGGCAAACATGACTGTTGCCTGTTTGCGGCTGACTGCGCACAGGCCATGTGTGGCGATGACTATGCGGCAGACTGGCGTGGAACTTATGACAGTGAAACCGGGGCAAAGAAAGCGATTCTTACAGGTGGCGGGACGCTGGAAAAAGTGATCGGCAAATACCTTGACGAGGTTCCGGTGAAACTGGCTCAGCGTGGTGACATCGCCATCGTCGAGAACGGTGGGGCGAAGTGCGCTGGTGTGGTGTATTCCGGTTCGGTCTGGGTGCCTGGTGAAAATGGTCTGGTGAGTTTACGGGTAAAACCGCTGAGCGTCTGGAGGGTTCGTTAATGCCTGCTGCTATTCCTGTCATTGCGACCGTTGCAGCAGGTGCTGCTGCTTCATATCAGTATTACGGGATCGCAATGGCGATCACTGTTGCCGCCCAGGTTGCAACTCAGGCACTCACCAAAAAACCATCCATCGATTCATACCGTGACACATCAGAACGTAAACAGGTTCTTCGTGCAGCGGCCAGCGCCAAAACGGTTGTGTATGGACGTACCACTGCCGCCGGTACGTTGTTCTTTTCAGAAGAGCAGCCAGGCGAACAAGCTGACGGGGAGATGCTGCATCTGGCGGTAGCCCTCGCAGGGCATTCATTATCCAGCATCGGAACGGTATGGCTCGGCGACGAACCCATCAGCAGTTATCCCGAGCATGCATCATTCCAGTTGCACACGAACCGGCAGACCGCTGATCCGTTCATGCTGTCGAACTGCCCGTCATGGAAAAATGACATGATCGGTAAGGGGATCACATGGCTTCGTGTCTCCCTGAAATTCAGCGCAGAGAAATTCCCGTCCGGTATTCCCAATATCAAGGTAGAGAAGTTTGGGCGCGTCGTATACGACCCGAGAACAGGCCTGACTGGATACAGTAACAACGCGGCGCTGGTTATCCTGGACTATTACCGTAACTACCTGAAGGTTCCTGATTCAGACATCAACTGGGATCAGTTTCAGGAAGCCGCCAACATCTGCGATGAGGATGTGATCACCGGCGGCAATACCGTCGAAAGACGCTACACGATCAACGGTGAGTTTGACCTCAGCGAAAACAAGGTGAGCATTCTGGAGGGGATGCTTGCGGCCTGTGCGGGTGACGTGACCTATATTGCCGGTAAGCATGGTTTGCTGGTTGGCGCGTACTATGGCCCGGCAACGGAAGTGATCACCGAAAGCCAGCTGGCCGGTGATATCGAAATCATGCCGGAAGTCTCCCAGTCGGAGCGTGTAAACACTATCAAGGGAACCTTCGTCGATCCGCTGCAGGGGTTTACTGAGGCTGACTTCCCATCCGTATCGGTAAGCGAGTGGGTGGCGGAGGACGGCGTCGAAATCTCGCAGGATATGAAACTGCGATTTGTGACGAGTGAGTTTCAGGCGCAGCGCCTGGCTGATGTGAAGTTAAAGCGTACCCGTATTGCCAGAACGATGAACGTTACGCTGAATCTCAGCGGCTACCGATATCGCCCTGGGATGTACGTGAAAGTCAATTTCCCGTCTATCGGCATTGTGAACGTTGAGATGCGGGTGACGGACTGGAAATTCGGTGTACAGAACGGCGTGCAACTGACACTGAAACAGGAAACGGCTGATGTATGGGGGGATGCTGTTGGCAAGCCTATTGAGCGTCCTCCATTCACTCAGTTACCGTCCGGTGGTGTTGCCCAGCCGCAGAACATGAAGTACACCGTTGAAGAAATCGGCCAGGTGGTCCAGGGGATACTGTCCTGGGAAAATATCGGGCAGGTTGTCTATAACAAAGTCGTCATTCGTCGAAATGGCCAGATGGTGCTTTCTGCTCAGGTGCCGGGGGCTTTCACTCGTCTGACTGGGTTGCCAAGGAATACTTACACCGCGCATGTTTCCGCAGTAAACCAGATGGGGGCTGAATCGCCGGAAGCTTATCTTGAGTTCAGTGTTGAAGCGCCGCCGCCGCCCTCGCATGTTGATATTGAGCAGGGTTTCTTTGCGGTGACGATGATCCCCCGCCTTGCTGCTATCACCAACGTTTCCACCCAGTTCGACTTCTGGACATCAGGTGAGACGCAACTGTCGGGCACCTCAACTGAGATCGTTGAGGGCAACGCCAGCAGAGAGGGGATGGGTACCACATGGACCAGCAATCAGTTGCAGGTTGGACATACCTATTACTGGTATATCAGGACCATTAACGCATTCGGCGCTTCTGCATTTATCGAAGTCCCTGCTCTGTGCTCAATGGATACAGGAAGCCTGATCGACCTTATTGATGATTCAGTTCAGAATTCCGAAGCATTCCAGAACGTTAAAGGCGGGGTTGATACAAACCTTGAAGGCATAATGGAAAATGCCCTCGCCAATCACGGCACAGTTCAGCGTCAGTTTGAGCAGTACGGCGAAGTCAAAGCCGAAGTGATGACGGTGACCACTACGGTTGCAAATCTGGATGGCGCATTCGCTGAACTGGCTGATTATGTTCAGGCGCAGATCGGGCCGGATGGGGAACTGATGGCGGCTGTAAATCAGAAATTAACAGCCGAAGTGAAAAACGATGGCACTGCGAAAGCGTCGTACACCCTGAACCTTGGGATTGTCAGAAACGGTGTGAAATATAACACCGGGTTTGGCATGTCCATCGAGCCTTCGGGCAGCACATATAAATCCACAGTGGTTTTTGCTGCTGATCAGTTCGGCATTTATTCTGGTAGCGATCCGGGAAATTATACCGCCGCTTTCTTTGTCTATAACGGACAGGTATTTATCCGCGATGCGCTTATTCAGGATGCCAGTATCACCAACGCCAAAATTGGCAGCTATATCCGATCCAATAATTTTCTCGCCGGAACACGTGGCTGGAATATTGATAAAAGTGGCGACTGTGAATTCCATGGAAAACTGTACGCGACCAGCGGCCAGTTTGCATTTAACGGTGTGAATAATACGGTCATTATTAACGGCAATGGAATTACTGTCAATCTGTCTGGCGGTGGACGAGTCGTTGTCGGTAAATGGTAGGTGAATTATGCCAGAAGGTATTCTGATTGATTATAACGATGGTCGCCCGGTGATGGCGATTACAGCGGGGCTTCGTGCCCCGTCGTTTTGTACGAATTTCTCGGGGCGCGGCACAGCCGGTAATCAAATGATAATAAGCACCCCACTAACACCAGGGTCACAGGTGATTGTCGTACCAACGAAGCCGGCAGAAGTCCAGGAAATCATCGATAACCAGGTATTTCTTCAAATCCCAGTATCAATGGCGTCAGTTGCACGAAATGGAAATAGCGGAGTAATCATCAACGGCGGTCCCCAGTTCGGTTACAACCTCACCCCGCAGGACTGGCGCGGCACGGTTCTTGAGATATTGCCAGCTGGAACTTATAACACCGGCCTGCTGGTGGCTGACTCTACCGATTTCACCGCTATATCGAACAACGCAAAATTAATGACATGCGCATGGGTTGGGCAGTGGGGTGTGAATGGGTCCCGCGCCCTTCCTGTTAGCGGAATACCCTTCGCCCGCTGGGATAACGGCGGTGTATCAGTAGGTTTCGACGGCACGAATATTATCGTGCGGGATACTAATTACACCGGGTCTGACGACGTTACAGGGAGTGTTACATTAGACCTGGTTATATTCAATAATACCGCTCCGGTTGGTGGGGACGGTATCACCATGACCAACTCAGCGGGGCAGGTGACATTTTCCACACTTAAGCGTCCGTTTATTTACGAACGCCTTCTTACCGTGTCCGACAGTAACCAGACAGTCGGAACCAGCTTTACGCAATTATGTTTTGTCGGGTCAAATAGCCGCAAGATTGGTGACTACGATAATGTGCGCTTTAAGGGAATGATTCGGTCCGGGAGTAATATCCGCGCCGGGCTTAGTCGGGTTGTTGGTAATTATTACAACCAGGGCTTTAACAATAATTTTAACCAAAACATCGCAATGCCAATCCTTGTCCTTCCCCCAATGTATTGAGGAAATAATATGTCAGCAGGAACATTAACCCTGACCAATAACTCAGATTTGGTCTCCGGGGCAGGCACCTCATTTTCCACGGAACTGACCGCCGGTGATTTCGTTGTCGCTACCGTTGGGGGTGTAACTTATACGCTGCCGGTTAAGTCCGTTGAAGGTGATACTGAAATCACCCTCATCAGCAAATATCCCGGTCCTACACAGCAAGGTTCCGCGTGGAACGCAGTACCACGTGCCACGCAGAACCAGATTACGGCGGCGTTGGTGGTGCAGAGCACCGAGGCATTGCGTGGGCTGAACTACGACAAACAAAACTGGCAGGCTGTATTCAGTGCGTCCGGAAATATTACTGTCTTTCTGCCTGATGGCTCATCGTTTTCAGGACCATCCTGGAAGAGTATTGCAGAAACACTGAGCACACTTGATGTTGATTACCTCAATCAACTTGCCGCTCAGATCAATCATGATGCTCAGCAGGTTGAAACCGATAAAAATACGGTTGTTGACACTGCTCAGCAGGTATCAACTGATGCGCAGACAGCGTCCACTGCTGCATCAGGCGCGCAGGGTTCAGCCACTGATGCTGCCCAGAGCGAAACGAAGGCTGAAGAGTATAAGGAACTGGCTCGAAAATATGCGCTTAACCCGGAAGATAACCCGGTAACAGGTAACGAATATTCAGCGCTTCACTATTCGGAGAAAGCGAGGAAATCCGCTGAAGACGCTGCCTCACATAACCCTGCTGAAGCTCTCGTTAAATCGCTGAACCTGTCCGACCTGGCGGACCGTGCCGCCGCCTGGTTGAATATCCGCCCTCTTGGGTCTACTCCGCTGGCAGGGGATGCAGTAAACCCTTACGATGCGCCAACATTACGCCAGGTCGAGAACATGGTCGGCGGTGGTGGCGGTGTAGGACCTACGCTTAATGGGGTGCAAAACTTCGGCGTAGGGTTGCCGACTTTGTGGACCAGTCGCGCGTTTATTCCGGCGTGGGCGGTGCTGTCTGACGGGCAATTACTAAACCGCGCTGACTGGCCTGAATTATGGGTGCACGCGCAGATGCACACGCCGATTGATGATGCCGATTGGGTGGCAAACCCCGGGAAGCGTGGCAACTACTCAAACGGCGATGGATCGACTACTTTCCGTGTGCCAGACTTTAACGGTGTACAAAGCGGGTCAATTCCTGGGCTATTTGGTCGGGGCGATCAGGGTGGATTATTGCCAGCGGGCAATGTATACGAAAGCGCCGCACCTGACATTGCCGGTACATTAAACTTCCGGCAAGTTCGAGCGCCAGCGGGAGAATTAAATAATAACCTGGTTGGGAGTGGTGGCGCGTTCTCCACATCAACCGGAACAACAGGACAGTACGGACCTATTAGCCTCAACGGCACGCTAGCCACTGCGTTGCAGTTGCTATCATTTAAAGCTTCCGACAGTAACCCTGTATATGGGCGTAGCGCTAACCAGGTATGGCCTAACTCTTTTGTTGGCGTCTGGATCATCCGCGCGTCTGGAGGCTTCACGGCGGCTAACACGTTATGGTCCGTTATCAACGGCGATGAAACAACGCCAGCGCCGGGTGTCGTGACCGTAGGCGGTAGAATTAAATCACAATATAAAATAGGGTCGGTTGTTGCGTCTGAGATGGATCTAAGTATTAAAACTACAATCGGAACGACACAAAACTTTGTGTCTGGTATGATTGATATAACCAACACCAACCCTGATGTTAAAACATCGTTTGAGCTATCCGAAGGCGGGTATATTGCATCACATAGGGGCGGATCTCGCGACTGGTGGGTGGGGACGGGTTCAACTCTAAATGATAATGTGTCCTTTTATGCTGATAAACTTGGGACATCATTAGTTTTAGAGGGGTCCGGTATTCGTAATAATAAAGTTTCATATGCCGCGGGATTTGGAGCAGAGGATGTAACATACGCAGCCTACTACTTTAAACCAAAGTATACAAATGGTTCAGATATTCCAACATCAGTAGTCGGCAGTAGAGGTATTATTGAATATTCAATAGTACAGGGTAATACATCAACACTGGCATTTATTCGAAGAAGGCAAGATGGTAACACATCAGGGCAAATTGTAGTTACCTTCCCTACAACCGCTGGGGTGCTAGCGCTACAGGGCACATCAGGACTTGCGTTTAAGCATGACGTTAAAGATGCCGACTTAACAGAGGCTGTTAACCGAATTGATGCACTTCGCATGGTTAACTTCGTGTACAACGACGACGAGCAGAACCGCGAGCGATTCGGCATTATCGCGGAAGAAGCCGAACTGGTAGCGCCGCAATACATCAAACACAACTCTGAAGAAATCGCCGATATCATGGATGACGACGGTAACAAGATTGGGGCGGAAACTCGCGATCGGCCATCTGTAGACAACAACCCGATCGTGATGGACTTACTGGGGTATGTGAAGCACCTGAAGGCAGAGATCGAAATGTTGAAAACTGCATTGAATGGTAAATGAACTGAGGGGGCCAGTAGGCCCCTTTTTTTGGGTTCAGTCTCTGAACAGTGATCTATGAGTTTAAAGATCAGCAAGATACTCAGCGTTAAATATTGATAGTTTCCGCCTGTATTAAACTGTGTCGAACCGGGCATGATAGTCCATTTCGGCATACTAAAACCTGTAATATTTGCGTATCCGAAGGCTGGTAATCATTATAAAAATTTAGCTCAATTTAGGTAACTAGTGGATATCGTCTATCAGTCTGTAGTAAACAATATAGAAGGATTTTCTTGCGTAAAATGGGGGGAGAGGGATTTGCTTACGTTTTATGAGATTGCATCAATCAACCATAGATTGCTGGATATCAGTGATACATGGGCCGATTTGTGGGTGTGCCTTCACTATTTACCAGTTGGTATCGGAAGGGTAAGAATGCTTCGCTATACTAACTTGGTTGGCAGTAATTTGACCTTTGAACAAAGAGGAAGATTGAAGGAAATAAATATAATAGCTCCTTCGCCGGTTCGAAACATAATTTTACGCAGAAGGGAAATTTATCCTGATGATGTTTATGTTTTCCAGAGTCATTCTAATCGAGTTAAAGCAGAGGAAAAACCCGTGACAGTTGTTGCATTTAACCGGGCGCTTAAGCTCGCCTCTTCAGGGGTTACGACAAAGAATGTCACCAGTAAATGCGCCTGAAAAAAGTTGCCGTTGTTCGTCGTATGCAGGAACGGACGGTGGCTGGCGATCGTTCGATAGTGCGAGTATTGAATGATTGCCAGCCGGTGCGGATTCTACATATGCAATATGACAAAACAATGCTCTTATTCTGACACCAGCCACATATCAGAATCTTCAAACATTTCTTCCAGCATGCGGTTCAGCCGTTCTTTCTCAGTTTTGGTGCAGTCGCTGTTTAAGGCGTTAGCCTGCATTGGCTTTACCTTCACCTCGGCATCGGGGAAGATCCGGTGAACCCTCTTAGTCAATTCTCCCAGAATGATATCTTTTGCTCCGGGCAAACCATCAAAATTCCTTTTGTCATAAACGAGTTCCACGAACATTGCTTGTAGCCTCTTTACTGGATAGATATACAGTATTTATACTGTGTTTTTATCCGGTATTCAAGAGAGGTTAATTGATGCCACGACGCAGCGATATTGAAATGGCCTGGCATGCTTCGATACAGCAAGAACCTAATGACCGGAAGACCGTCACCACACAGCGGTTTGTCCAGGAACTGAGCAAGGTTAACTGGAACTGGACGATGAAGCAGGCTAACGAATGGATTGAGTGGTATGTGACAATATTCCGCGATGTATCAACGCAGGAAGGGGAGAACCGTACCTTTCAGCTGTTCAATCCGAACGGAGGGCTATGACATGGGCTTTCCATCACCGGCTGCTGATTATCTTTCAAGGCGTTTAACGGTCGATATGATTTGCGGGATATCGATGAATAGTCGAATCCTGGAAACGTCAGAGGGATACGCAGTAATCGACGTGTCGCTGAATGTTCGTCAGGGAGACACACTTGCCGTTCTTGCTGATGGTGAAATGCAGTTTGTAAAACTGGCTGGCAGGGCACTGATATCTGAGGATGGCGAGGCGATAGAAGGGAGCGCGCTGGAAGAGGTGGAAGTTATTGGTCGTGTAACGTTCTTCATCAACCGCGCGCTGGGTGATGATGGCTGCCCGGTGTTATAAAAGTAACGTAACATCGTATGTTAATGAAGAGATCGTATGCTGACGATTTCGGCGCTACAGTGTAATATGCACGCCAGTCATTGATGGGGTAGTTACTGTGGAATGTCCACCGCTGTGTCCATCAAGAAAAAATTATCAGCATAGCGAGTTAAAAAATTCATATTT